CACAAGGGCGAGCACTCGAATTATTCCTGCGTCGACAAGAATCTCAAAGAGAGCCCGATTCCTTTCGACAAACTCACTGATAAGGAGCGCAAGAGTCTCGGTCATGCGCGACCAGAGTCGTCTGCCTCAGCGATAGAGAAGCAGTTCATGAAGATCGGAACTGAACTTGCGCAGCAAGTCATGGGCAGCGTGAATTTGGTAGACGAGTTGACCGGCAAGTCAGCAAGTGAGCGTGTGGAAGAACTTCTCGCATCGTCACTGGTGCCGTCAGATGAGCACATGCCGAAGTTCGTCTTGGGATTTTTAAGAAAGGGCGACCACAAGTACAACGAGCTCGTTAAGCTAATCTGGACGCGCATTCAGAAGAAAGAGGAATTCACGCAGATAGCAGTGAGATTGCGGCAAGTCATGAGTCAGCAGTTCACTGAAGGCTGGCGTCAGGGCAAGAACGAGGAAGCAGCAGAGAAAACTCACGGCAGTTGAAGTCAGCAGTGCCACTGTAGTTTCATCTGAGCCCTCAAGAAACTTGGTATCGGGGCAAGAGAGCAGAAAGATGAAACTTAGAGAAAGGCCGAGAAACATCCCAAGGCAGCGCGGCAAGCGCGGCCCCGACAAACGTCCGCGCAAACTGCGTAGCGAGCATCGTTACGACAGAGACACGACCCAGTCGGAAGCTTTCAAGTTAGAGGACTATTTGCTGCCGCCGTGCTCCGTCATCAGGACTGACCGCACGAAGAGAACTGCATGGATCGGTGAGGGTCAGAAAACTGAAACTCGCTATGACGCTACGCCGACGATTGCCGCGAGCCGACAGCATCTCACGCCCATCATGATCGACAAGATTTACGAGATAGTGCTGCAGACTCACTCACTCGAATGTGCAGCCGGCATTCTCTGCATACCGACGTTTACCGTGCAGCGATGGATGCAAGAAGGCAAGAAGGTAGCTGAAGACATTGCATCAGGAAAACCGCACAGACGACAGCACGTCTTGCAGTACGAGCTCTATATCCGGATCACGCAAGCTAGATTCGTGAAGCTCGCCGAGAAGCGTGCCCGGATTCTCCGCAACAAGAATGACAGCAGTGCTTTCCGCACGTTCAAAGTTCTCGAAGCTCTGGACACGGAAAACTTCGGTTTCAACAGAGGCAAGAGCACGACTGCAGCCGATGCATTGCCGCTGGCTGATGAGGCGTATATGTAAGCCGGAGGTAAAGCAAATCATGAAAATCGTAGTACGGGAAGTGCCGAGCACAGCAGGCGCTTACTTGTTTCGTTACGAGAGTGAAGCCGTGCCGCGCAAAGGCGAGATAGTCGAGTTTCAAGAACTGCAGTATCGCGTGCATGAAGTTCTTTGGGTAGCGAAGTCTTCCACAGAAACTCAAGTACATGTGGAAGTGCTCGTCGAGCAGATGCATTGCTGAGTGCGAGAGCGTGCATGAGCAACAATACCCACAGTGATTACGTAGATTGCGAAGCGTGTGAAGGTACAGGCCGCAGATACCGGCTCATGCCGACGTATCACACAGTGACGTCGCTTGTGGATGTGACGACACGTGAAGTGCGTGGTATAGATGAACTCGTCGATGTCGGTGAGTGCCTAGTCTGCGGAGGCAGCGGATTTCTTCCGAAAGAGTGAGGCAAAATGAAAGTCAGAATCACGAGACCGTCGAGGCAGGGCGGCACAGATGTCGTGTGCTCATTCGAGAGTGACGTTCTGCCGCAAGTAGGCGACGAAGTAGCTTTCAAAGATGGCACGCGGTACGAGGTGAAGCGTGTCGTGTGGGTGATCAACAGCAAGAACGAAGCGCACGTCGAGGTGTTCACGTCATGGTGATAGAAATCATTCAGTCGTGGCCGGCTGCTGCGAATGTGAAACTGTTGTTCACAGTAGAGACTGCCGAAGGCAATGTGCCGCGTGTCGGTGAGTTCGTCGAGAATCCGGACGAACCTGAGGCGCAGTTGAAAGTGACGCGTGTGCATTGGATGCTGCGTACGCAGTTCCGCAGTGCCCGCCGTCAGTTCTATATCTGGCGCACGGTTGCTGTTTACGTCGTCGACGTATCAGGTGCAATGTGAAGCGCGTGACGACACAGGAAGTGATTGAGCTGATCAAGACGGCACCGGAGAAGTTGCACTTTCGAATTGCAGGGCGTGCCGGCTGGTACCGACTGTGCGAGTGTGCCGTATGCCACGAGACATTCTGGAAGAGCGGCGGATTGCATGCGTCTGGCAAACTGCGTGACGTGCGCAGCGGCAGTGTCTACTGCAGTGAAGAGTGTCAGGTGATATTGCAGAGAGCAGAACAGAGCGCGGCAAGCGCGCTGGCAGAAGAACTACAAGGCAAAGCACGGTCATTCTTACTTCAAGAAGTTCAGCCGTTCCGGCCGCAAAGAGCTTCTCTTGCAGAAGCTGCAGGAGACTTACTCAGCAGCGCAACGAGTGAGAGCACGACATGAGCGTCAGTGACTTCGTGCTCGTGCTGATGCTGCTCGGAGTGACAGCACTGCTGACATGGGTTTTCGAATACTGTGAGGATGACGACGATGACAGACACACCTGGTAAGACGACGCGTCGTGGTCTATTAGCGGCGTTGCTAGCACTGCCTGTGATAGCTCGGGCGGTGAAGATCGAGCCGTCTGCGTGGGACACAGACGCCTATTCAGGTGAGTACTGGTTGCAGGCTCGCACGCAGCTTGCACCAGACGCCTGGACGAACTTCAACGGACCGTGCTGGGCGATAGAGCCTGACGGTGCGTATATGTGCTTCGACGGTGAGAGACTGAAACTCGAACCGGTCGAATACACACGACACACGGAGCTCGCGCTCGAATGGGAAGCACCGCATACCGTGCGGTACTACAAAGACCGCGAGCTGTTGCATACACATCATGTGAGGAAATATGGAACGACACGGCTGGATGAGTGACGAGGAAAGAAAGCGGCCCAAGCAGCAAGCTGCGGCACTCTCGCAGGCACTGCACGAGTTCGAGAAAGATCAGGTACTCGGAGACATTGAATGGCCGCCGCGTGTCATCGAGGAAAGGAGCTGCCGTTACCTAGCCGGCGCGGTGCGCCCGGATGATTAAGTTGCCCATGCATCTAGCGCGTGAGCCAGAAGTGCCGTACGAAGGCAAACTCAGTGCGCCGCTGAGCCGTGCACAAGAGGTGCGCACAGTACGCTACTTGCACGAGTTTTGGCGTAAAGAGTACGTGTGGGACTTTCCTTCTATTGAGGACAAGCGAGTGAAAGAGAACGCGAAGCAGTGTGGCAGATGCATGTTCTACGAAATCAAGATCGGCGGAGCGACGTGCACGAATGCAACCGTGAACGCGAAGTGGCCGCCGTTTCTTGCCGAGGGTGAGTTCATTACCTGCATCACCGAACGCGGTGACATCGCCCGGCCGTGCGGCACGCAGGGCAAGTTGTTCGTGGCAGCGGATGCCGAGACGATGAAGAGCCGCACCAGCAATTACTTCAGGCCGCCTCGATGAGATGTGCAGACGGCTGCACGTTCGTAGGACATCACTGCTTCAGCCGTCTTTATCCTGACATCGTGCTGAAGCCGGACTTTTGCATCAACTGCGGTGAGCCGCGCGCGAGGAAGAACATGAAGACTGCATTGATCGAGTGCGAGACGAAAGAGGAACTCATCGACGCGTGGCTGCGCCGCTGGGTCGACATGTCCGGCTACTGCCCGAAGAATCAATGCTGCGGCATTGTCGATGTGGGTGGATCGGTGCACGACATGACGTGCATCACGTGTGGGCAGCCGGTGATGCGCGACGAGAACAACCACACGCAACTCGCAGCCTGTCCCGAGTGCAAGCTCGGGCACGTCGACGGTGTGCTGATGCATGCACCGACCTGCAAGCGCATAGGCTTGCTGGTAGGCATTCACTGCAACGACACGTCAGTCACTCGCCGCGTCGACATTCAGACTTACATCTGGATAGAGTCCGATGGCAAGCATGAGTGGCGCAGGGCGGTACTAGAGCGCGTGCCGCTGGGCGGCATTGTCTGTCATCCGGAGCTCGGTGAGGACGAGGTGCTCTGTCGCAGAGACGACGGTACCCGCTGCATCGTGCCGGCGCACAAGCTCGAAAAGGTCGCACAGCAGTGAGCGAGTCGTACACCTGCAGCAACTGCAACGGCTTCTTTACCAAAACGCGCTCGGATGCAGAAGCGCGCGCCGAGCAGCACGAGAAGTTTCCGCAGGCACGTGATGAAGACTGTGAACTCGTCTGCGACGCCTGTTTCAAGATCATCGCGTGTGAAGATGACAAGCTGCACGTCACGTTCATCGACGGCAAGCCGCACATGTGGATGCTCGTCGACGGCAGGCCGACCTGGCGCGAGTGCTATATCTTTGAGGTTAGCTTGCCGTGGGGCACGATACTCGTCCGCCCACCTGAGCCGATACTTGCGGAGAATGAGCAGCTCGTCTATCTCGACGGCAAGCAGATGCCCATCATCGTGTCATCCGTACAGATGCAGCGCACGGTTCCTAAACTCACTAAAACCTGAGGAGTGGTTCATGGCTCGATTCTTAGACTGGATACTAGGCAGTTGGAAACGCTTTGCGGTGCTGATGTTGATATTGGTGTCTATTGCTGTCACGTCTGCAGTGTTCGCAGCGAATCTCACGGGCACATACTCGGCCTCGAACACACCGAAGTCGAATGAAGGGCCGGCGCAAGCATTCGACGGCAACACGAACACGAAGTGGCTGGGCGGTGTCACCGCGAGCACGTGGCTGCAGGTGCAGCTCGCGAGTCCGGCCGCGGTCTCGGCCTACAGCATCACGAGTGCCAACGATGCGCCGGAGCGTGATCCGAAGAACGTCGTGCTCGAAGGCTCGAATGACGGCACGGTCTGGCAAGCTATCAACACGCGCACGTTTGCCTTCACTGCACGCTTTCAGAAGATGACACAGACGTTCACGCAACCTAGCCAGAGCTACACGCGCTATCGCTTGCGCATCGTCGCGAACAACGGCAGCCGCGAGGTAATTGCCTCCGGCACTACCGGACTCGTGCAGTTGTCCGAGTTCGAGCTCGTGAAGGCAGAGACACCGACGATACCGACGCCGAACCCGCCGACTGATCCGGTGTATTCCGGCAGCCGACAGGTAAACTGGACGCCGCCGATGCAGAACACGGACGGCACGCCGGCAGTCGTCTCGGGCTTCAAGGTGTACTACGGTGAAGGCTCACCGGACAACATCAACCGTGTCGTCACTGTGCCCAATCCGGCTGCGACGTCGACGGTGATCGGTGACTTGACGAACGGTACGTGGTACTTTCGCGTGACGGTCTACACGACCGTCACAGTGAACGGTGCAACGGTCACCTCCGAGAGCATGCCCTCTCAAGTCGTGAGTGGTGTAGTCACCGGTTCCGTCGTCGTCAATCCGACTCCGCCCACCGGACCGAAAGTGGTAGCGGTCGTCGACGGGCTCAACATGTCACCGGTGTACGGCATCAGCTCTGCGGGCGCACGGCAGGAAACGGTACTCGGCTTCGTACCAATTGGTAAGCTCTGCACCGGCAGTCCGGTCTTCACGTACCGCGGCCGCTCGTACTACCGCTACAACGTCACGGCAGACGTCGTGCCGTGGCAGAGTACGGTCACACAGAACTCTGCGGTGGCTTGCGCTGCTGAGTGACGGATTCCGGACTTCGTGTCTGCTCGTGTCTCCCACCTTCGGCATTCTTTGAGTGCCGTTGTTCTTGCAGACACGGAGTCCGGTGCTGAAGGTCCCGGCCCCGCTCGTCGGGTCTGACGCTAGTTTCTAGGACTGAAGCTAGAGTCGAAGCGAGCGGGGCTGGGTTTGATTCTCGTACGACCGCACACCAGAGTCTGTGAGCGACGATCGTACTCCCACCCCATGCGAGCCCCGTCCGTATATCTGATCGGACGAACCAACACAGCAGATAACGAGGTAATTGATATGCCGAAACCGGTCGAGTTCAAGGAGCCGTCGTTCAGAGAACGTCTCATCCAGAAGAAAGAGCGTGGTTATCGGCAATACAACGCGCGCTATGCCCGCGGCTACAAGAAGGCACGGCAGCAGCGTGTGCGCCGGCATGATCGGCCGCAGGGCGGACCGTACAAAGTACGACTGGTGACGCGCAAAGAGGCTGCGCTCTTTCGCTCACTGTCGTACATCGACGTGCCGCTGACCGACTCGAAGCGCTCTTTCCTCGACATCTTCCGGAGCTCGCCACGATGAGTAAGCAGCCGATGCGCGTGATGATCGGGCCGGGGCAGACTCTCGAAGTCAGCCTCTGTGACGAGTCTGGCGAGGAAATCGACGGCACGATTGAGGTGAAGTTCGGTGCGCAAGCACTCACCGTCGAGACGACCCGGCCGGACTCGTTCGGCCGCAAGGGAATCTTGTATGAGGAAAAGTTTGGAAAGGTCGGCAAGAACATGCGGCCGCTGATCAAGAGTAAGAGGAGCTGACAATGCCGATGAAGATCGGTTTCACAGGCACACGAGTCGGCATGACGCCGAAGCAGGAGAAGGAAATAGCACACCTGCTGCGAGCTCAGTCAGAGCTGCACCACGGTGACTGCAGCGGTGCCGACTATCAGGCGCATCTCATTGCTCTGCGCTTGAACGTGCCGAAGATCGTCATCCACCCGCCGACTGATGACAAGCTGCGTGCTCACTGCGAGCGCTACAAAGTCGAGAACACTTCGGTAGTGGTGAAACCGGCCGCGGATTTTCTCGTGCGCGATAAGGACATCGTGCTGGCATGTGAGATGCTCATCGCTGCACCGTCGACGTTCAAAGAGAAGCGTCGTTCAGGCACGTGGACGACACTGCGCTATGCACGTGAGGCCGGCTGTCCGTGGGTGCTCGTATATCCGGACGGACGCACGGCACATTCATAGGAGGAGAGATGACGACGATGCCCAGCGGATTCGCCGCACATCAGTGTGATTCGAAGGGACCGTGGCAGACGAAGCGTTACTGGATAGACGGCAGCTTCGCTTTCACGAATCATGCTACTTGTTCGGTGTGCGGCGCGCCCATGCCGAACCTCACGACCTACTTGACAGGAAAAACAATGCCCACGATACAGAACGACCCCGACAACTCGAAGTATCCGCACATCGCTTCGAACGGTGACCCAGTCATCGACATCTTGATGGACTTGATAGTCAAGCTGCGCATGCGTTCTGATGAGCAGATGCGTGACAAGATCGAGCTGAAGAACGCGCTGACCGACCTGAACACGGCTCTGGAAGATGCCAAGAAGCTGCTCACACAGCGTGACGAAGCGCGGCAGACTGCCACGATGTGGGAGAAGTCCGCAACTCAGTACTACAACACCTATGTCGAATACCAGAATCGTCTCAAGGCGATCGGTGAAGCGATCGGTGAAGAGGCCTATACGTGTGATGACGGCACACGTGTGCCTATCAGTGAAGGACCGTTGCTCGGCAAAGTCACCGAGCTTGCTGTCAAGCGCATCAAGGCACTGCACATGTTCACGTCGAATCGTGATCCGCTCGACTTTGCGTTTGATGTCATCAGGCGCGAACTCGAAACGGATGAGAAGAAGCGCGCGATGCTACTGGCTCAGTTGCGACAGTGGTTCATGCCGCTGGCTAGCAAGTACATTGGTGCCTGTGCACGTTGGGCCAGTGCGTGTGAGGGCCGCGTCTCGGAGTCCGCTGTCGACAGCGGTGGGCATGTAATGTGGCCGCTGACGGCGGAAGCTGAGCACATCCGTGACAAGGGCGTTGCGGAGCTGCTGACTATTCTGTTCAATTTTCAGAGTGATGCTGTGTCATCTCAGTCGAGCTGTGACAGCCAGAGCACACCACCTGCTCATCGACCTGAGTGGACTGACTGGCTCAGAGACGCAATCGTGCGTGATGTGTCTGAGCGCGTCAGGCGAGCTCTAGATCGCGACTCGGCAGCCAAGACGCCGAAGCGGTAATGACTAAATCCGAGCGAGAGCAACTCAAGAAGGAGCGAGCTCTCGCTCGGATGATCTTTGGTCACAAGAACGTAGGGAAGCGGCAAACCGAAAGCATCAACGCTCGTTGTGAAGCACCGCGTGACATTGAGGTGTTGCGTACAGTTGTTGACATGAACGGCGGCAACGCTTTTCTCGCGGCTGCATTCGGACAAATCAACGGTGAGGAATACTTGCTCATAACCAGTGCAGCAGACACAGAGGAGTGACGATTGCAGACGAGGAGCAGGGGTACGTGGTGCGCTATGTCGATGAGTCTGCTGTCGTCAAGGGACAACGGCTTAAGTGCTGGCCGACCGAAATTTTGCGCGGCAAAGTCGAAATCATCGACCCGGAGAAGAAGTCATGAAAACAATTCCTGTTTTGGTGCTTGCGAGCATCGTTGACCCGAACGTCACAGACCCCGAGCATGAGCTGACTGTGCCGGTAGTGCATCTCGTGCGCGGTGCGCGTACCGGCAAGGCCGCACGGGTCACGCACACGATTGCCATCTGCGGCCGCAAGAAGAGTGCTAACCGCATCTGGAAGGCAGAAGCAGAGTACACCCGAGACACGTACGATGACGTGACGTGTGACCGCTGCAAAGAGCGCGGCCCACGCGTGCGGCTCTGATGAACAAGGCACTGCTCGGAGCGATGCGCAAAGGCGCACGCGCTGCGACCCTCAATCAGCCGCGTGAAGCTCCGTACGGGGACATCCGTCAGTATGACGGCAAGCTCACGTGGTCACGAGCTTTCATCGTAGCGTGGCTAAACGGCTATGACGAAATCATGAAGCAGCGTGCAGCCAAGAAGCGGAGGGCAAAGAAGTGAACGAGAAATTAGCGAAAATCGGCCGGCTGGCACTCCGTGTCGAGAACGAACGCTGGGTAGCGTACTACGCGCTCGAAGGCACGATGAAGGGCGCCGTCTGGCTAGGCGCGATCAAACTTAGCGCAGTCAGTGAGGGCATCAAGGGCGGCAAAGAGCGAGGTCTAGCGTTCCGTACGCTCATGCAAGAGCTCGTGGCCGATATTCTCGAAGAGCAGCTAGGTGTGCGGCCGTCGTGGCCCGACCAACCTAAGCCCGCCCCGGAGCACGAACGTGGCGCAGCGGGCGCCACAGAAGGTATTACGCGTCATGCCGGCATCACCGGATTAGACGAGCACTGACGCACTCGCATATCATCCTTTTTGATTCACAGGAGACTGACGATGCCAACACCCGAAGAAGTTCAAGCCGAGATTCAAGCTGCGCGCACGACGTTCATCGACAACGTGCTCGCGGCCGTAGGTGCGACCGTGCCTGCAGAGTCGGTGTCTGCTCTGCGTTCGTTCGTGAACGGGCTGATAACAGAAGGCACGGATCACGACGCGGCAGTGATCCGCACGCGCGAGTTCCTGAGTAGCCCTGCCATGCGACCTGACTCACCGTACTGAGTTCCGCTCCGCTGCCTCAACTGTGTTACTCGGACTGCGTGCACGTGTCACGAGTATCCGACCGAGGCAGCGGAGTCGGAGCAATCCGAGTTCTGTTCTCGTCACTGGTGTCAAGTGGGCATCAACGTGATGGTCAACGCTTCCGATTTTCCCACTTTCCCGGAGCGGTGCGCCGAACTGGCAGACGGAGGGCTTCAGCGTTGCCGGTGACGAGGGCAGACGATTTCGCTTGTTTCAACTGAGGAGGAGTCGAGATGAAAAAGTTTCTGTTGAGTGACGCCTTTCTGGCACGAGCAGTGATTTTCGTTTTGCTGCTGATGGCCGTGATTCTGTTCGTGCCCGAGAGTGAAGCACAGACGCCGACACCGACGACACTGAGCATGTGCCCGACGGCTACGGTGGGCACGCCGAAGAGTGCATGCAGCTCACCGAAGTGCATGACGCCGAAGACAAATGACGACATCGTGCTTACGACTATTGGCGGACTGCAGCGCTGGCAGAAGTGGTCGACGATTCCGCCGACGGGTGAAGTGCGCATCTGCTCGACGACGTCGACGGCGCAGACATGGACGACGCGTGACAAGGTGAACATCACACCTCCGCCCGGTGACATTCCGTCTGTAGGCGCAAGTCCGACGTCATTTGCGTGGACGCAGCCGACGACAGGTGACGTGCTCGGATACAAGCTCTATATGGGCACGAAATCAGGTAGTTACTCCGCTCCGGTAGACCTGGGCAAAGTGCAGCGTTATGAGCCAACCGGACTGACACCGGGGCCGTGGTTCTTTGCTGTCACTGCGTATAATGCAGAGAAGACGGAGGGACCGTTGTCGGCCGAGCTCAGCATCGTCATCGACCCTCCGAAGCAACCGGAGCCCGAGAGGGCGATTTACTGCACTTCATCCGGCCGCACGGCGACCTGTGAGGTGCGCTAGGAGCGTGTCATGCGTCAGCTCATTGACGCGGAGTGGACGACGGTCCGAGCGGCCGTCGTCTTTCTCGCGTTCTGCGGAGGTGTAGCGGTTTACAAGACTGAGTTTGTCGATTCTCTGAACATCAGCCGGTGCAAGGATGCGGGCTTCGATCACTTCGACCCTGACACACGGACGTGCTACATCATTACCTACGACTATGTTTGGGACGTTGCGACGATGTACACCGTCGGGCACACGGACCTGCGCGCCGATCGTGTGCGCAAGCGACTCAAAGAGCTGCGCTATGAGCCGCGCGTCTCACCGGCGATGTATGAACGCCTCAGGCGTATAGCTGATCGAGATGAGCGCAGCAGACTGATGGCAGACTACATAGCAGCAAGGAGAGAACGTGAAATCAGTAATTCTCTTAGCGATGGCACTCGCGCTGACGGCGTGCAAGACGGCGGATCATGACAAGCGGGCACGCTATCCGGTGTATTACCTCTGCAAAGATGACAACGGCGTGCAGCCGTGTGACACGGTCAAGCCGGTACCGCAATGAGACGTGAGTGCGCAGAGACCAGAGACGGTCGTTACCGCTGGGTGCTCGAAATCATCTGGCGGAACGATCTTCCAAAGGTCGTGTTCGTCATGCTGAATCCGTCGACAGCGAACCGGCACAAAGACGATGCGACGTCGCGCAAGTGCACCACGCTTGCCGATCGTTGGGGCTATGGTGGTGCCGTGCTCGTGAATCTGTTCGGCCGGCGCGCTACTTCACCGCGACTCATGAAGGCGTACGGTCCGGCGGCATGTGGTGACATGAACGACGTGTGGCTAGACATCGTTTGGGAGCGGCATCCGAACGACATCATTGTGGCATGGGGCAATCACGGCACGTTCAGAGACCGTGACCGCAAAGTGCTCAAGATGATGCGTGATCGCGGGCTCACGGCTCGCTGCCTCGGCATCAACAAGAACGGCACGCCGATGCACCCTCTGCTCGTCGAGCACGCGCGCAAGCCGCAAGTCTATCAGTGGCCCGTATAGCTCTACACGGAGGTAAACGATGAACATGAATAGAACTATAGAAATCGTGCGCACTCGCGGCCGTCGCTTGATGCTGCAGAACTCGGAGCGTTTCGGGTACGTGACGAGAGAAGATATTTTGCGGTTCGCACAGGAAGGCAGATACGTTCGTGTGACGGATCGTGCCACAGGCGCTGACATCACGAACAATGTGCTGCTGCAGGCGATGTCATTGTCCGTGCTGGCCGACGAGTTCGACACGAAGCTTCTGCACGAGATCATTCGCAAGAGCCCAAAAGCTCTTGCGTTGGTGGCTGGCACAGCAGGCAAGCATGTGCGGCCGGTTGAAGAGAGGCAAATACAAGCGATAGGAGATTGCACTAATGCTGATACTGACACGCAGGACGGGCGAGACGGTGATGATAGGCAACGAGGTCACCTTGACAGTGCTGGGAGTCAAGGGTAATCAGGTGCGCATCGGCATCAATGCGCCGAAGTCGGTGCCCGTGCATCGTGAGGAGATTTACGAGCGCATTCAGCGCGAGCTGGCGGGCGATGTGAACGGCAACAGACAGGAGGAACCGTGCCAGGTCAAACGACCTGAGTTTACTCGCTAGAGGTCAATCGAGTCTGAAACACGGACGGCCGAGACAGCATAGTCTTCTCGGCCGTCTTGCTGACAGGAGAGTGAAAATGGCTGTGAAGGTCGTCAACTACGGGACGTTGATGCAGAAGGTCGCTAGCGGTGACGTCTTCGTCGAAGGCTTGCACGAGGGCGATGGTACGACGGGCCGAGTTCGTTATGACGAGCTCCGCATTCGGTGTGGCAAGCTGGACGAGTTCTTGCCGCTCGTGGCTGAGTGCTGTCTTTGCGGTGAGGTGCTCGTGGTCATTGAAATAGAACGAGACCGCGGCTTTGCTTGGGCATCGATCAAACACCCTGGAATGTTGCAGTTCAAGCTGACAGGACCGGGCATCGAGGAGGTGCGGCATGTCTGAGCAGAATGTGCAGATGGAATCAGGACCGGGCGTTGATGTCGAGAGTGACGAAGTGCAGCCCGATTTCTCGAAAGTGAAGTTCTTTGAGGCAACGTACGACGCCCACTTGCCTCCGTACATCGTGCGTGTGTGGCGCTCGGCACCGTCGTATGACGAGGCAGTAAAAACGGACTTCTCTGACGTCAACGCAATCCTTGAGCAGTGCGTCTTCGGGCATGCGGTGCTGCTCGCGGAGCTCACGAAGCTGCCCAACGTCACGGCCGTGCAGGTAGTCAGTGACGGCAATAATCTCGGAGTAGTTGCGTACACGGAGTGGCCGTGAGCTCTTTGAAGTTGTTGAAGAGCGGCGCACCGGCTTTGAAAGCCGGTGACATCATCACGATCGCCGGACTAAGTGCTCCGCGCCCACCGTGGTATCGTCCCATCAAGTTGTACTGCTGGTGGCGTAATCCGGTCAGGCCGCTGCAAAAGTTTGTTGTGCGTGAAGCGAGGAACGAATGAATCCGATAGAAATACCCGGCGCTAACTCGTCTCTCACGAAACCCAAGAACTGGGACGAGGCACGTGACGGTGAGTGCGAGACGCTCAAAGTTCTTACCGGCGTCGATGAGGCAGGACGGCAAATACTAGCAAGCGCGTGGCGGCCGACGAAGGACGAGTTAGAGGCGCTGAGTCACGGGCATGCCGTTATGCTGACGATTTACGGCCGGTCGCATCCGCCGGTGTGGATCGGTGTGACGCCCACTGCTGTCGACGTGCCCGTTGAAAACCTGAAGATCGAGGAGATGCAGAAACAGTACTTTCATGACACTGCGAAGCGCGAGATTGAAATTGTGGTGGCGTCACTAGGACTTAGTTGGGAGGTCAAGACTCCGGCTGATGTCGTGAAGCTCATGATTCTGTCGTGGTTGCGCGGTCGTGTGTGGCAGGAGACGTATAGTGAGCCGCCCACAGCAGAAGCACGCAACGCGGGAGCAACATGAATCTGGTGCCGATGTTGATGCCACGGCCGGTCACGGTGACGCCGCGACGGATTGAGCGCATCGTGTACGACGACGAACCGTTTACTTACGATGTGTGCGCCGTGTGCGGCTGTGGCTGGCCGGATCTAGATCCGAATCACAAAGATCCTTGTGAGGACAAATGATTCACTATCACGGTGCCGACATCACGCCACAGGAAGTCGGTAGAGCAGCACTCAAAGGCAAGCACGTGCTGTTCAGTTTTCTGAGCCCGCGTGACATCAAGCACGTCACTGGACTCTGTCAGTCTTACGTGTTCGATTGCGGCGCCTACAACGCGTTCACGTCGGGCAAGCCGATCACGGAGTGGGAGCCGTACTACGATTGGGTCGATGAGTGGCGGCATCATCCGGGCTTCGACTGGGCGGTGATTCCTGATGTCATTGACGGTGACGAGCGCGCGAACCGCAGGCTGTTAGACGAATGGTGCAAGCGGTTCGACGACGTGAATCGTGCTCCCTGGGCGAAGGCATACTCAATGGGTGTGCCGGTGTGGCATCCGCACGAGTCGATGCACTATCTGCGGACGCTCGCAGCGAATTTCCGTACGGTTGCAATCGGTGGCAGCCGGCGCTTCCCACTCGGACGCAAAGCGTGGTGGCACCGGATCGATGAAGCGTTTCGCACGCTGAGCCTCGAGGACGGCACGATGACGTGTCGTGTGCATGGCATGCGGATGCTCAACCCGAAATACGTGAGCCGCTTGCCGATGTCGTCGGCTGACTCGTCGAGTGCCGCTCGCAATGGCAACAACCGCGCACACGGGCGCGGCAGCTTTCATGCACCGACACTCACACGTGTGCGACAAATCATCGATCGACTAGAGGCGTATAACTCACCGGCACGCTATGTGCCTCAAGTAATCACGCACAACCATCTTTTCAGTGACGCCTATGTCTTACCCAAACTGCAAAAACGGCCGCGCAAGTAAGTGTGGCATGCGTGACCCCGTCGGAGTCTTCGACGTGCAACGTGACGTGCTTCGAGCACTGAGCGGTGAGGAGATGGGCAGTGCTTTGCGCAAGGCATTGCACACACTTGCTACGGCGTATGCAAAGCGACTCAGCAAGGGTGACAGCTTTGTCGAAGGTTTCAAACATGGTCATTTGTTCGTCACGTTGCGCACGACGAGCAAATTTTACCCACGCAACAACAGGAGATTGTATGTCCTCCCGCGACTCAACCCCCGTGCTCGCTAAGAAAGCTTGTCCGTTCTGTTCGTTAGGAACGTCAGCGCTCATCATTCAGAGCTCGAAAGAAATGCTGCCTGTGCCAGATGCTTGCGTTGTTGAGATGTGGGCAGTTATTTGCAGTGTGCACAAGGGAGGATGCGGCGCTTCAGGTGGGTACTATCTCAGTCCGAATGAAGCTGTGACGAAGTGGAACACACGTGTCGTCAAGTCGTGCGTGATGGTAGAGGCAGAGGCTGCTGCAATGGATGCGGCTGATGTGCAGCTCACGTCGCATGAGGCGGAGGTGACCCATGTCATAGTTGAGGGCAAGTTGTTTGTCCCTGCGCCGTTTCACGATGTGCCCACGCCTATGCTTTTGCAGTGTCCGGAGTGCAAGCAGCAACACATTGACGTGCCTGACGACTCGTGCAAGAACTGCGGCAATACATATCGAACGGCGTCACATCATGTGACAGTAGAGAATAGCGGTGCGTGTTGCGCTCATCCGGAGAAATGGGACAATCCGCCGCACAAGACACACCGCTGCAAGTTCTGCGGTCACAAGTGGCGGCCATTTCCGTTTCCGTCTTTCGGCGTCACCGAGGAAGAAATCCGGAAGTTCTGGTCGCAGCTCAGTGACAAGGACTGGGACGAAGCTCTGTCGATGGCAAACGAGATGGTCAACTCGCCGGAGGCAAAGACCGCGGCGATAGTCGAGCTCGTGCAGTCGTCGGGTTTCAAGAAGATCGGCTTGCAGATGAATCTGTGGGCACGCTTCTTGCGCGAGCCCGCTGATCAAGTCGATCACATACGCCTTGCCTTCATCGACACGAACGGCGCGCAATTCGGTGACAGCATTCCGTGGGACCAGTTCCTCAGCAGTGTCATGCAGCTCTGCGGAGTCGAGGCAGCACGAGCAGATTTGCTGATTACTGCTTTCAAGAATGATTACCCGATCACGATCGAGATGGACCCAGGCGACAAGTACAAACTCGAAGCCGTGCCCCTCGCGGACATCGATGCAGAAGCACGCGACCCTGTGCACGAGGAGAATGGCAAATGGTATTTTTGGGAAGAGACGTGGGCAGACAGGCAGGGACCGTTCGATACTGAGCTTCAAGCGCGCAACGCGTGTGAGCAGTATGCGCAAGCACTCGTGGGAGATGCGACACGAGGATGGCTAGAGACTTTGCAGAAGATCACGCGTGATGGATCACGCAGTGCTGGGCAGATAGTTCCGATACGCAAGCCCTCTACACCGCAAGATTGATCGTGATACGGCCGAGGGTAACGTATGCACCTCGGCCGTTCTCTGTGTCACACGGACGGTGACACCACCCACACTGAGATAGCCGATTACCAGCGCTCATATTCGCTGGCATGCGCGCTCTGTGTTCTGCTTGCCCGTAGAACAGTCAATAGAACAGTGATATCAAGCACATGCGTCCCGCGCGCCGTGGTAGGTGCACAACATGTGCACGTGTATAATTCTGGTTGCGAACGTCTGCATGTCGCGGACGTTTCTACGGGCAAACGAAAGAGGGCAAATAGCAATGGCTAACAAACGAGCAAAGCGTCTCGCACGATTGACGCCGGCACAGAAGGAGGCACTCGCGAAGGGCAGGCCGCTCCGCCACGTGAAGCGTCCGGTAGACATCACGACGGTCGGCAAGCAGGTGGGCACTACTTGCCTGCTCCACGGCACGATGATGGGTGTGAAGCAGTGCCCCGTGTGCAAGTTGCAGAAAGCAGCACCTGAAATGTTTGCTGCACTCGTGGCTGTGCGTGATTGGGCGCAGTACGGTACGCACGGCAAGATGCTGCCTGCTGGACTGCGAGACGAAGTTCTTGCGGCGATCAAATCTGCGGAGGCCGAGAAACTATGAAAACTGAAGACGTGTTGACGATTCTGGCCGCGTTGGGCCATGCGGAGGAGCACATACTCAACTGGCGTGAGCAGCTTCCCAAAGCAACGGTTGTCGGCAACGACTGGCCTCGCTTGGAGAGAGACTTCAACGCTGCAACGAAACTTCTGCGCGCCGAGATGATTGCCAATCAACGTCGGGAGGGCAGTCGAAGCATTCGAACTCTCTACAAGAAGATAGACAGGAAGACGGAAAAGAAATTTCTCAAACTGCCCTTTGATCCGAATCCTTATCGTAGCGCGCAAGCGGCTGACGCTATTTACGTGAAGCTGTGCAAGAAGTACGGCGTCAAGCCGTGGAAGAAGGGCGAGCCCATGCCGATGCCGGATGATGAGAATGAGATTCCTCTCGGCAATCTCACCGACGTCTTGCTGGGCAGGGACTGCCGGTACGCTTCGGCAATACTGGGAGAGAAGCGCACGGCTCGCGCTGTGAAGCGTGCTGTGTCTGCCGCGAAGCGTCCCAAGAAGAAATCCGCTGCCGCACTCGTACGCGAGAAGAAGATGCAGATGCGACGCGACGACAATGCTTTGTCGGATGCGGAGTTTCTGAAGAAGTACGGCCATGAACGCGCCACGCCCGGTCGCACGAGGTACTGACATGAACGAACAAGGTGAGGGCATCGTCGACGAGCTCATCCGGTACTTGGATACGAACAAGCGCATTTATGTACTGTTCGGTCCCAATGGGAATTCATCCTTCAGAGAGATGACAGTCGAGCCGCGCGTGGTGCCACAGCTCATTGCGTCGGTGAAGTTCCGGCTGCCGACGAACGGGCGTTTTTATCGAGGCGACGAGTTCTACGCGCCGAATGATCGAAACAAGTTTCGCATGGATGCAACGGCCACTGAGCTAGACATGCTGCATTACCCTCCTTACACACGGTTCGTGCTTGAGTACGACGTGCGGGGTGATTACTACCCGCATTGGGAGACTGAGGGTGCAACACCGGAAAAAGTCGTCATCATGTGTGAGCATCTCAAGTCACCCGATGCCGAAGTCAACAAGACTCTTTCAGGCATCGGCTTCAAGACATTCGAGTACCGTTCGGCTGATGTGTATGTCGATGAGCGAGTCATTCCGAAGGGCTGGGCGACGAACGGCGTTGCTGCAATCACTGACGACTACGACAATCGTGTGACTTCCCCGCACGACAAGAACGTTTATGCGCTTCCGCTCGGCTTCACGAGTCCGAACAAATGGGAACCGCGTGAGGCTGAGCTGAATGCACTCAGCACGATGTGGATGGAAATCGGAGCACTCTTGCAGTTCTGTGTGGCCGTGCATGCAAAGAAAGGCGTCACGCGCTCCGAGGTGAAGTCGAAGCCGCGGCGTGCGATGACGATCAAGGGCCGCCGTCTCGGCTACACGTATCACGTGCTCGACATCGATCACGAATACGTCGAGCCAGCTCCGCTCGAAGGCGAGTACATTCCGAAGGGTCATCACGCGTCACCGCGCTTCCACATGCGCCGTGCGCACCTGCGCAGGCTGCCGGATCACACGCTCGAAAATCCGCATGTGACGTTTGTCCGGCAGTGTGCGGTGGGTAACTTGACGCGTGGTGTCGTGGAGAAAGACTATCGTGTCAAAGAGTTTGAGCCTCCGCAGATGTGCACGGTTGAAGAGATTCAGGAGATTCATCGAATTGGGCACGAGAAGTTCAAGGAGAAGTGATGTCAAGGTCAGCAGGAGTCGGGCAGCCGATTCGGTTTCTTTGTACGAAGTGCCGCAGTCACAGAGCCTGGACGCTACGTCACGGCGGCAGGACGGGAGTCAGAGGCAGCCGCTGGCACATCACCGGCTGGCGCAGAGAGTCACGAGCTCCGCGCGGCAATGCAGGCGGTCGCAGTGATCCGAGTTACGTATATCAATATCGGTGTGCAACTTGCGGACATGTCGGCTGGTCGCGGCACATAGAAGTCTCACGGGCATGGCATCACTGGCATGTGAACGTCGCGCACTCAGGCCGTGCCGGTGAGGCGCAGCAGTGCATTATGGAGGGACTATGGGTTCTTCACGTAGCAATGAGTGGTGGGAAGAGCGAAACGAGCGGCAGGCAGCGCTCATTGAAGAGCTGTCAGCAAAGCAGCTTTACGAACAGACATCGAGCGCGAAAGACGGCAAGGTAATAGCGATACGCAAAGCGTTCGAGCAGCATCGAGGTTTGTCAGATAAGCAACGTGCAGTGCTCGCCGGATGGCTTGCCGAACGGGAGATGGAAGATGCGGAGGACGAAGAGAGCTGATCATTTGGGACGGAACAAAGTGCTGTGGGTTTCGGCGCCCAAGCTACGTCCGCATATTCGTTTTTCGCATGGCAGGTGGCGAGTCTATAACTGGAACTGGCCGGTCATGGATTCACTCGGCTACGTGAAGAAGGCACAAGAATTCTGTGAACGATTGAACGAGGAGAAGGTAGAATGATGAAGCGTGAAGAGTTCAAAGGTCTCGAAGTGTTTGACGCACCCTTTGCGGTCGGCAGTGAGAACCTGATTCACATCACAGTACCGGAGTTCACATGCTTGTGCCCGAAGACTGGGCAACCGGACTTCGGCAAGATCGAACTGCATTACCTGCCCCGCCGGCATTGTGTCGAGCTGAAATCACTGAAGCTCTACATGTGGACGTTCCGTGATAAAGGCGCGTTTCACGAAGCGGTGACGAACGAAATAGCCGACACGATCGGCGTTGCCATCAGCCCTCTGTGGATGCAGCTAACCGCGCGCTTCTTCGTGCGCGGTGGTATCTACACGACTGTCACGGCGGTGCGCGGCGACTCCGAGTTCAGGGAGAGGCATTTCAAGATACTGCCAGACACGTCTCGCGACGGCTCGGAAAACTACGTATGAAGATCGCCGCCGCTGAACTTCGCATGCAGTACGTGCTGCCCAGCAAACTGCTTGCGAAGTATGCACTGATGAGGCTGGTGGAGGTGGTGGTGATGCCGGCCGCGTATGGCCTGCCCTGGTGGCAGGCCGAGCAGCACATCATCCTCACATTCATTCCGAGTGAAGCGAAGCCTCTGCCTGCAGATTCACAGTACGATCAGCGCGAGGACCTGGGCAAGACGTGTAGCTCGTGTGGGCAGTGCTGCACGCGTCTGCCTGATCATCAGATTGCCATTTACATGACGCGCATGGAACGTGCACGGGCAGAGATGGCAGGCTTTCCGATTTGGGAAGGAGTCTCCGGAGTCATCCGGATTGATGATTGCAAGTTTGACGTGCTGCGTACGAAGGAGAACGGAGACTGCCATTTCCTCGGTTCGCAGGGATGCACACTCGGGGACCACAAACCACTTTGGTGCAAACTGTACTACTGCGAGAAGCACTATGGTGGGCACTATCCATTCGAGACCGTTGTACCACCTCCGGTGCTCCCTTCTGCGAAGCGATCGGAACCGCAGACGGACGAGACTGGGTCCAGTTGAACGCGCGGCACTGAGCGCGTTATAAGAGGTCTCTATGCCCGAACCGAAAAACCAGAAACAAGAGCTACTGGACGCGTTCAATTCTCTTGTGAGTGCAGCGCCTATCGAGTTCTATGCTGATGCAGAGTTTGACGCATGGAACGTAAACATCGCGAGAGTTCGTCAACTGATTGAAGCCTTGCCTGATCCCAATTGCGACTGCGGTGCGAAGTCTGGTGAACCGCATCAGGTTACGATATGAACAGCCCCGTCATAACAGTTGAGAAGATCACGGGCGACACGGTAGTCCTTCGTGTTGATCCGTGGTTTGTTCCGGCCACTCGGGAATTGAAAGTGGGTGACAGTCTCAGACTCGACATGCTAGACGCTCCGACCCAAAGGAATGTTTCTCTCGCGCGCACGCGTGAAGAGTACAAGCCTGACGCAGCTTGGTGATTGACATTTGCGGCGTGCCTGTGACTGCAGCGCGCCGCATGTCCCTGCACTGAACATCTCTGTTCAGTCGCTTAACTTCCACTTGTCATTTCTGATCAGCGCGCTATAAGCGCCCTCGATGTTGGCTTGGGGTTTGCCGACGTTTGGGGGTTGAAATTAATGGCAGCACTGAATGGAGCCGCGACTACGCTCGCGATGCTCCGGTTTATCGCGAATCATTCCGGGCAGTACACGCGTGACGAGATAGTCAAACACTATCAGCCGCAGATACGCCGCAAGAAAGCGCAGCACACGGTCATGAATCTGCTGACCACGCAGCTCGTTGCGCGTGGTGCAGCCGACCGTCTCATGCCCACGGCAAAAGGACGGCTGCAGCTTCAACCAAAGAAACGTGATGCACTCACGTCGTTCTCAGTCAAATCAGTAGAGCGCAGAGACAACTGGCTAGCCGGTGATCTTGAGGGCAGCGTCTTTACACAGCCAGTGACGACACGTGTGCCGACGTTGCGCGAGCGGCCGCGCAAAGCGCCCATTGATCCGCTGCGCACGGCTCGAAGACTCTACTTCGAAGCTGACTTGGTCTATGCGCCGCGGCTCAAAGAATACCTCTGCAAAGTTCGCACGCGTTCGTCCGAGTTCGCACACGGTGAGCGCGTGCTGATGTTTGATTTGCAGCATGCAAAGAATCTTCATGCGTGGCTGGGCCGCGCAATACCTGTCATGGAGTCACGCAAATGACCGATCAACTACCTGTGCCTTCAACGGTTGAAGTGCCTGCAAGCGAGCTGGCAAAGTCACTCGCACAGCTATCTGTGTCAGTGCTGCAGAAAGGTCGTTGTCAGATGTGCTGGCAGCGTGAAGGGACTCCGCCTGATTGCACGCCCGGTCGGAGGTTCGTCGTCAACTTTGGTGTGCACGGTGGGCTGATTCTCTGTGAGGAAGCACTCACGAAGCTCGTGCAGTTATCGGACAAGCATCTGGAGGGTCAATGAAAAGGCCGCTGACTGCAGTTGAAACGGGTTCGGGGCTGTCGCTTGATCTGGCCCAGCCCTCTGTGTCGCAAATCTCCGTCATCGACATCGTCCACTCACTCGCGATGACACCACGCTTGCTGGGCGCGGTAAACAACCGTTACTCGATCGCGCAGCACGTACTGCACATGTTCGACCTGTTGACTGCGCGTGGCGTGTCGGCGGATCGATTGTGCTTGCGATACTTCGTCACCCAAAGCCACGTGCCTTACATCGGTGACATACCAAGTCAGGTACTCAAGCTGCATGCGATGACGTCAGTGCTTGCAGACCTGATAAGAAAACTTCACTACGCAGTACGCAAGCACATTGAGGAGCGTTACAGCGTGCCCACGCACATGTTCGCGCGCCCGAATGAGGACGAATCACGGGCAGTTGCATCGATGTCTCGTGTGCTGCGTGCTTACGAATCGTTTCACTTGCTTCAGGGAGGTGGGTGGAGCATGCAGCTGGAGCCGCAAGAGCTCGTCACCGTGGCAGGAGTGCTGTGGGAAAAGTCAAAGTACCGACTCGACTTTGATCGTCCACCACAGTGGATGGATGAGCGCACAGCACATGCAAAGCTCTTGAATCGTGTCAACGAGCTGATAACCACACCCAAGAGTGCCGCGGCATGAAGAACAGAAAGAAGCTGCTAATCGTGCTGACGAAGCGCATCCTGTTTATTTTTGGGCTGCAGGTCTTGGGCGTTGTCAGTGCTGTCGGACTCTGGATCTTTGTCATGCTCATGTGGTTTGCAGGGTTCTTCGTGCTGCCGGTGGCGTTGATGCGCTCGACGTCAGACAAGGGCGAGATAGTACTGCCGACGTGGGCAAGGCATTGGGACGACACTGCGGACCTCGAGATCAGAGGCCGACCCGCGGCGCAGTTTGTGTGGCAGTACGACTTGGGGTGGCACATGGCGACGTTCTTGTGGCTGCAGTTCTACAATCCACTCGCTAACATGCGAGTTATGTATCGCCGCAAGGTCGGACTGCCGCAATGAGCGCGATAGTCATGCCTTTACGACGCCGGCCGCGTGTGCCGGTGCCGATGCTGGATCACAAGCAAGAGTTCTGGCGCAAAGAAGATCCGATACTCAATGACAAGGGCGAGGTCATCAAGGGTGGGTTTTGGGAGCCGCAACGCAACTGGTGGAGTCTGCCGAACTTCATAAAGTCGTTCGTCGCAGGCTATGGCAGCGGCAAGACGTTCATAGGTGCAAAGCGTGACATCGCCCAGTGTTTGCTGAATGCGCCTGCGCCACAGTTAGTCGTCAGCCCGTCCTACAAGATCGCAAAGCGCACAATCATTCCCGTGATTCGTGCTTTGTGTCAGGGCAAAGCGGTGCGTGACCCGACGTTCACGTGGAGTGAGCATCGCACTGACTTTGAATTCACTATCAAGCACGGTCCGCGAATCGGCACGATCTGGATTGCATCCGGAGACGAGCCGGACAGCTTGAAGGGTCCGACAGTCGGCAGCGCTCACATCGACGAGCCCTTTGTGCAGGAGAAAGAAGTACTCGACCAGTGCATAGCACGTGTGCGCGATCCGCGCGCAAAGCGCAAAGAGATTACTCTGACGGGCACGCCTGAGCAGCTCAACTGGGGGTATGACATCTGCGCAGGAGACGAGAAGGAGGACTATGACGTCGGTGTCGTGCACGCATCGACTCACTCGAACCGTGCTCTGGCTGATGATTACGCGAAGCGCATGGAGAGTGCTTACACGGATCGTGCCACGCAGGCGTTCGTTGACGGACTGTTCGTCAATCTGTCCAAGGGCGTGGTGTACTACGGCTTTACAAATCTTAACGTAGTTCAGATTCCTGACCCGGGCGGTGAGCTCTGTGTGGGCATGGACTTCAACGTCAACCCGATGGCGTGTTGTGTGTTTTGGGTTTACGGCAATCACATGCATGTCATTGCAGAGCACGAGTTCGACAACGCTGATACACCGTATGTCTGCCAAGTTCTGCACGAGAAGTACAGGTTTCTAGCCGGTCCGCGTCAGGGCGAGTGTCGCATAAAGAATGTGTACCCCGATCCGGCTGGCAATCAGCGGCACACGAGCTCGCCCGGTGGAAAGACGGACTTCCACTACATTCAGGAAGCAGGCTTCATCGTGCAAGCACGACGTTCGCACCCTGCCGTGCGCGATCGTGAGAACGCAGTAAATGGCAAGCTCGGACCGATGATGGGAGAGCCCACACTGACGTTCGAGCCTTCGTGCAAACGTCTCGTCAAATACTGTCGAATCTACACGCACGAGAACAAAAACAAACCGCATGCAAAGGCAATGAGTCACCTGCTTGATAGTCTCGGGTACCCTGTTGAATACTTGTTTCCAGTTGTTCGGCCGATTGTTGAAGTCCGAAACTTTCAAGGCGCGTGAGGGGAAAAGCATGGCGGTCAAAAGAAACCCGGCTGTACAGCACCCGACCTACCAGAAGTATTTGCCGAGATGGAAACTCGTGCGTGACTGCGCACAGAATTTGGTGAAGGCAAAGGGCAATGAGTATTTGCCGTCGCTGAGCGGTCAGACTGGGAGTGAGTACGACTCATATCGTCGACGAGCGTTCTGGCTTGGCGCGACCCAGCGCACTCTTGACGGCTTTACGGGCATGGCTTTCAGAAAGCCTCCGATCATTTCGACTGCAGGCGAGACGAAGAAAGAGCTAGAAATAGAAAAGGACAGCTTTCTTGCTCGCATCACTCCGAAGCGCAAGCCGTTTGTGTCTCTCGCGCGCATGACAGTGCGTGAGTTGTTGCAGACGGCCCGAGTTGCATTGCTGCTCGATTTGCCTGATGACGCGGATTCGTCAATTGATCCGTGGGTGGCGGTGTATCAGGCAGAGAGTCTCATCTCGTGGGAATACGGCTCAGATGACAAGGGTGAGCCGGTGCTCATTCAAGCTGTGCTAGAGGAAATCGTCGAAGAACGCAAAGCTCCACCGGACGATGACGAGATAATTCTCGTCACGCAGTGGAAAGTTCTGATGCTGGAGGACAATGAGTACAAGGTACAGGTGTGGCGCAAGGGCGAAGGGCCGCGTGCCAATCCGTACGTCGTGCACAAGGAGACGATTACACCGCAAATACGCGGCAAGCGTTTCACTCGTATTCCTCTAGTCATTCTCGACATGATGGACGACAACGGTGACTTGACTCCGCCCTTTGAGCCGATTGCCGAGGCAAATGTCAGCCACTTCTTGTCGTCCGCTGACCTTGAACATGGCCGGCATTACACGGCGTTGCCTACTCCGTACGTGTGTGGCATTCAGCAGAGTGACAAAGAACTGAAAATCGGTTCGATGTCAGCATGGATGATCAGTGACGCACAGGCGAAGGTGGGCATGCTCGAATTCACCGGGCAAGGTCTCGGCTCGCTAGAGAAGGCGCTCGAAGCGAAAGAGAATCTCATGGCTGTGCTTGGAGCACGCTTGCTCGAAGCGCAGAAGAAGGGCGTCGAGGCTGCTGACACGCACCAGATGCGCGGCTCGGGTGAGCAGTCGGTGCTTGCATCGGTCGTGCTGCTTGCTCAGCAAGGATTGAATGAAGTGCTCACGATCGCACAACCTTACGTCGCAGGCATGCAATCTGCAGTTGCCGAGTTAAATCTCGACTTTGCTGCACTCACTCTGACGTCGGCGGAGCTAGACTCACTCGTGAAAGCGTTGCAGAGCGGAGCAATCAGCGAGGAAACGTTCTTCTACAACATGCAGCAGGCAGAGATGTATCCGCCTGACAGAACGTTTGAAGATGAACAAGCCGCACGTCAGCAAGACTCCGACAAGGGTCTTGAGAATGAGATAAAGCGCATCAAGGCGATGCCGGAAACAGACCTCGGGAATGCGGCGTAAGTGGCGAACCTGTCCGATCAGTTTGCGGCGGAGCTCATCGGCAATACGGTCGATGTGCTCCGTTTTGCTGAGGGAGCCCGAGCGCGGTTGGTCGGGCGTCTCTTCATGCTGCGTGACGAGCTGATTGAAAAACTGATGGCGTTAGACGGAACTGACGCCTTCTCGTTTCGCGAGAAGAAAGCAAAGCTGACTGCCACGTTACTCCGCACCGAGGCGACGATTCGCACGGCCTACAGAGACCTGCGTGATGCTCATCTGCGTGAAATGACGTCGCTTGCTCAACTGCAAAACGAATTCGTGCCGCGCATGTTCAATGACACACTCGGAGTGTCCGTGGTCGAGTCCGTGTTTACTGTCGAGCAGTTGAAAGCAGTCGCGCGTAACTCACTCGTGCAAGGCTCGCCGTCCGGTGAGTGGTGGGGCAGACAAGCGACTGCGTTACGTCAGAAGTTTGAAGATCAGATGCGCATGGGCTATCTGCAGAACGAGACCGTGGGTGACTTGGTGCGCAGAGTGCGTGGCGCGTCTACAGGCAAACGTATTACGTCGGTGGTTGATGGCAAGCGGCACACGTTCACGGAGTTCAAGGGCGGCATAATGGACGTGAGCACGCGCAACGCTGAGGCGTTGGTGCGCACGTCGATACAGACACTGTCGAATGATGTGATATTTGAGACGTATGAAGGCAATGACGATCTCATCAAGGGATTGCAAGCACTCGCGACGCTCGACTTTAGAACGACTGAGTTCTGTCAGGAGCACGATCATCAAGCATGGTACATTGACGGTTACCGCCCGATACCGCCTAACGCACTTCCGTGGCCGGGTCGGCCGCCGTATCATTGGAACTGCCGTACGGTGCTCGTGCCGCTGACGTACTCATGGGAGGAACTCGTGAAGCGTGCGAAGGGCAGTGCGTCTGCGCGCCGGCTAGCACGCAAGGTCGACAAAAGCATTGAGCCGGGCACCCGAGCGTCTATGGACGGAGCAGTCTCGAAAGAATTCGACTATGACACGTGGTATGACACGCAGTCATCGGCACGACAGATTCAAATTTCTAGCGTCCTCAAAACGAGGAATAAAACCGGAGGTAGATGACAATGGCTCTGAAATTCAGATACGAGAAGCAGGAAGATGTGCCGAAGGAGCACGAGACTCTTTACAAGGAAGTGAACGGTGCGTGGATTCTCGAAGTCGAGGGCGTCGTGCCGCTCGAACGTGCGAACGAACTCAGCTCGAAGGTGAACGAGTTTCGCAAGACGAATGGCGAGCTCACGGCGAAGCTCGCAGCGTTCGATGGCAAGAAAGTGCTGACGGAGGAGGAGCACAAAGAGCTGATCGAAGCGAAGGAGAAGCTGGAGAAGGGTCACAAGCCGGAAGAGCTTGAGGCGCTCGTCGAGAAGCGCACTGCGAACATGCGCAAGGCGCACGCGTCTGAGCTTGCCTCTGCTCGTGCCATTGCCGAAGAGGCGACGACGAAGCACAAGAAGACCTTCCGCGAACTCGAAACTACGCGCGTGCAGGCCACGCTTGCTCAAGTGGTCAGCGAAGTCGGCACACCGGCGAAGGGGGCTCTGCAAGACATCAACTCGCGTGCTGCGGGGGTGTTTCGTCTGAACGATGACGGCAACATCGTCGCCATGAAGGACGATGGTGAGGAGGTCATGGGCACGGATGGCAAACCGCTCACGATGAAAGAGTTTGTCACGAATCTGACGAAAGAGGCGCCGTATCTGTTCGAGCGCTCGAATGGCTCGGGCAGCAAGGGCCCCGGTGATCGCAGCAGCCGGTCGTCGACGCGCACGATTTCACGTGGGGACTCTGCTGGGTTCGGGCAGAATCTGGAGGCAATTGCGAAAGGAGAAGTGTCCGTCGACATGGAAGCAGACTGACACTTGCACCCGGTTCCATTGTGACTAGAATCCGTTTCTGGTAAAGCGAACCTTCAGGGCGAATCCCTCCGCAGAGTGTGAGGGGTTGATAGCTGAGAAACTCTCGACAAGGCACCGGCAGAGTCGGTGCCCATCGGGGAAGGTGCAGCAGCAATCAATTCATCAACTCTGTGAGGGGATTCGTTCATGGCCAATAATCTTGCCGTGGCAGTGCCGAAGATTCTGGCACGTGGTCTGATGGCGCTACGCTCCGAAACTGTCATGCCCGCGCTCGTGAACCGGGACTATGGCAATGAGGCCGCACAGCGAGGCACCGTCATCACCATTCCGATTCCGTCTGCGGTTGCAGTCCGCGACGTCGTTCCAGGTGTTACGCCGGTGGCTGCACCGGATCAGGGTCCGACGCAGGCACTCGTGCCGCTCGATCAGTGGAAAGAAGCTCCGTTCTATCTGAATGACAAGGAGCTTCAAGAGATCAACGCGAGCGCGACGTTCATTCCGATGGAAACATCGGAGGCGATCAAGTCGCTGGCGGAAGTGATCAATGCCTTCATTCTTTCGAAGTACAAGGGTGTCTACGGGTACGCCGGCACTGCTGGCACGACTCCGTTCAACGCGACGCCTGCCAACCTCGACATCAGCTCGGCCACGGCTCTGCGCAAGGTTCTCAACAACCAGCGCGCGCCGAAGCGTCCGCGCTATGCCGTGCTGGACCCGGACGCCGAAGCCAACGCACTGAATCAGCGTGCGTTCCAGGACTACAGCTGGGGCAACACGACTGACGTGATTCGCGATGGTGAGATGCGTGAGACGCGCATGGGCTTCGGCTGGTTCATGGATCAGCAGGTCCCGACGCACACGGCCGGTACGCTGACGGGCACGATCAACGTCGCGGCGAACGCGGCCGCGGGCGTGTCGTCCGTCACCGCTGCAACGGACGGTGCCGAAGCGATCGCGCTGAAGGAAGGCGACATCATCACTTTCAGCAATCACACGCAGACGTATGTGGTGACTGCTGATGTGACGGCGGGCGCCTCGGTTGCGTCGACGGCGATTCCGATTGCGCCGGTGCTGCAGGTGGCGGTGACGACTGCCGCGACGATTGCAGTGAAGGCGACGCACGTCGTGAATCTCGGCTTCCACCGCGATGCTTTCGCGTTCGCGTCGCGTCCTCTGCAGGACGTCAACGGTCTCGGCAACCTCATCCTGAGCGCGGCCGACCCCATAACTGGTCTGTCACTGCGGCTCGAAATCTCGCGCCAGCACAAGCAGACTGCGTGGTCGTTCGACATTCTCTACGGTGCCGCACTCGTGCGTCGCGAGCTCGCAGCACGCCTCGCTGGCTAAGGCCGCAAGTCCCTCGCAAACCCCCGCATTGGGTCGGCACGGATGCTGACCCTGTGCACTTCTGAAAGAAAAGTTTCTTGGAGGTAGTTTCATGAGTGTCCAGACGCTAGTAGAACAACACAAGGCCATTCGCAAGTCAGGCGTGCCGCTTCACGATCAGTTCGCAGCGCTCAGCCAGAACGAGCGAATGGCATTCGCGCAAGCGCTCGGCCAGACGCTTAACATTCCCGTCGGCCGAGAAGCAGAAGCGCAGCCCGAGAACGCGCAGACGCTGCATATCTTGCAGTACATGACGCGACAGCCTCCGCCGCTGAAGAACCTCGCACTGCTGGGCGTGCATCGTACGCAGTGCGTGTGGGTGAAGAAGGCGAGCGGCAAGATCGTGGAAGTTCCGGTCGATGCTTTCGACCCGGCCGTGCACGAGCTGTCGAAGAAGCAGCCGATTGAGGCACGTGCCTATATCGGCAAGGTCAAGAAGAAGATCAAGGAGTATGAGGAACACAAGGCCGCGAACGAAGTGGACGACGGTGACGAGGAGTTCGACGACGAGGTGGATGAGGGTGATTCCGAGATTCTCGACCGGGACGAGCCGGCCGACTCGGACATCTCGGATGAAGATGATGAGGACGCAGGTGGCGAGACTCCGCCGCACTCCGTCACGCGCAAGCCGAAGACTTCGAAGAAGTCAAAGTTGAAGGCGCGCGGCCGCAGGTAAGGCAATCAGTCATGGCACTCGTTCTCGTATCTACTCCGGGCGCGGCTAACGCGAACTCGTACACGTCTCTCGCAGAGGCAGAGGTGTATTTCGAGTCTCGTCCGTTCTCGGGCAAGTGGACGAGTGCCTCGACTGCTCAGAAAGAGGCCGCGTTGGTGTGGGCCACGCGGCTTCTTGATCGATCGATTACGTGGCAAGGGTCTCCGTACACGCTGACACAGTCACTGCGATGGCCGCGTGTCGGTGCCGTCACGCTCGATGGCAACCTGTACAACTCCGACGTCATTCCACCGGAGTTGAAAGAAGCCACCGCGGAACTCGCGCTCTGGCTGCTGACGAAGGATCGTACGGCGGAGACCGGCCGCGAGGGAATCAAGAAGTTTGCAGTCGGCACACTTGAGGTGGAGTTCGATTCGACGACGAATGCCTCTGTGATTCCTGACTCTGCCTTTCAGCTCATTGCACATCTAGGCAGTCTCGGGACAGTGGCTCAGAGTGCTGTCGGCATTCAGACTGTCAAGCTGCTACGGACGTGAGCCATGAGCTTTCGCGAACTTGCCGCGCAGTTAGCCAGCACCGCGTTCACGGTTGCGGATGACATTCCTGAGTCGTGCTTGTACAAGCACGGTGGCTCATCTCGTCCCTACGATACGAAGTCAGGAAAAGTTCTGCAGTCATCGACTGCCGCAGAAAGCACTGTCAGCTTTATCTTCGGACCTGCGCAAGGTTTCGGCACGCCTGACGGTGACACGACTCAGTCAGACCACACAGGCGACTTGAGTGCGGTTGCTCAGGCTGCCGAATTCAATCAGACGCCGGCCGAGGGTGACGAGCTCGTGCGTGGCGTCGACGAGTATCGAGTCATTGCACTGAAGCCGGATGAGGCCGGTGCGACCTACACGTTCTTGATTGCGCGCATCGGTGGCGGAATCGAGCCATGATATCTCTCGACACAAGAGACTTCGAGGCCGACCTTCTTGCCTTTGCTCGCAAGGTAGAGCTCGGGCCGGGCATCGTCACTCGTAAACTCGTGCTCGACATCTTCGGAGACTTGCTGGCATCGACTCCGGTTGATACGGGCAGGGCACGCAGTAACTGGAAAGTGTCGGTGGGCGCACCTGACTTCACTCAACTTGAGTCTCTCGGAGATGGCCCCGGAGCGGAGTCTATTCAGTTTCTGTCAGCGCAGGCTCGCTTGTATCGGTATCGAGCTAACCGCCCTGTCTACATCACGAACGGATTGCCCTACATAGAGAGGCTTAACGAGGGCTGGTCGCAGCAAGCACCGGCAGGATTTGTTGAGGCCGCGATCTTGCGCAACGTGCGGCCGATCATCGCCGCCAGTGATTTTCTCAGTGGTGGTGTATGAATGAGGCTGAGGTACTGCACGCGATTGAAGATCGAATGCGAACTCGATGGCCGTTAGTGTGGGACCGACAACCGCCTATCACGATCATCTTCGAAGACACTCAGACGCGTGTGCCGCTGCCGCCGTTCGTGCGGCTGTATGTCGATGCTATCGGAGACAAGGACGAGGCCTACGCAGGCAGCCGAATCGATTATTCGAAGCTGGGGATTATCACTGCGCAGATTTTCACGAAGAAGGGAGAGGGCACGACTCTCGGCCGTGAGATTGGCGCAGCGATTGAAACGATCTTTGCTGGGAAGAGCTTTGGCTCAGATGTCGCTAAGCCGATGTCGGGCATCATCTGCCGCGAGTGCACGGTGACTGTCATCCGGGGTCGTGACCGGGCGAATGCTGAGTTGTCGCAAGTCAATGCACGCGTGCCTTACGAATATCACCAATCGGTAGAAACCGGAGACTAAACATGGCAGACAGTTCACGCGTCCAGCTGGCTTACGTCAAAGAGTCGACACTGGGCGTCACACCGGCAAGTGCATTGAAGGCTTTGCGATACACGCGTGAGACACTGGGCCGTCGTTTCGAGTCGGTTCAGTCTGACGAGGTTCGTGAAGATCGTCAGGTGGTAGACATCACACGTGTTGGTGCGAACGCTCAGGGCGGTATCGAGATTGAAATCTCGCACACTACCTACAATGAGTTCCTCGAGGCTGCGCTCGGGAATCTGATGAGCGCCCCGGTGGAAGTGATTGCAACTGACATCGCTGCGAACGGTGGCGGTACACAGACACTCACGCGTCCTGCTAGCATGCCGATTTATCAGGTCGGACAGTTCGTGTGGGTGTCGGGTTTCTCGAACGCTGCGAATAACGGCTACTTTGAAGTCGAGACGTCGAGTGGCACGACTCTCAAGCTGAAGAACGGTCGCGTTGCGCTCGTCAACGAGTCTGCCGGCCAGAGCGTGAAGATTTCGGCGTCATCAATCGTCAATGGCTCGACGCCGATGTCATTCACGATCGAGAAGAAGTTTGCTGACCTCAACGGTGGGTCCGGCATATTCTACCCGTTTACGGGCATGCGCCTGAACACGTTCGAGATGCGCATTGCTTCGCGCGCTAAGGTCACAGGCAGCATGGACTTCTTCGGTGGCGGCGGCCGGCTGCTGACTGCGACAGTCGGCACAGGCGCCTACACTGCTGCCACGACTACTTCGACGCTGAACGCATCAAACAACGTCGGACAAGTACTTGAGAATGGTTCGTCACTAGGCGCCGGAGCCTTCGTGAAACAGATGACTATTCGCATTGCCAACAACCTGCGTCCGCAAGATGCGGTAGGTAGTGTGAATCCGATCGGCATCGGTTACGGCAGTCTCGTCATCACAGGAACGATGCAGATTTATTTCGTCAGTGAAGCGCTGTTCAACCGGTTCCTCGATGACATCGATTCGAGCTTTGCTCTGGTCATCGGCTCGGGCGGCACTGAGAACGACGCCTATGCGATCACGATGCCCAAGATAGAGTTCACGAACGGTGACGTGCTGGGAACGGGCAACAACGACGACGTTCTCTGTAACATGGAGTATCAGGCGAAGTTGTCACCCACGCACGGCTACTCGATGAGGATCGACAGTTTTTCGTGAGGCTGTGTTGGCGTAAACCGACTGTGCCTTTTCGTGTTGCAGTTTTCACGGACAGCGTGGAGTGCCTCCTCACGACTGACGGGTACAGTCTTTTCAAGGGCAGTCTGCAATCGGACTGCCCTTCTTTTCAAACAGGAGAAGTCAGATGACGACACGAGTGAAGGTGTCTGCGGATCACGTCGACTCACGCGTTGCAGTTCGTGTGCGTTCCGTGAGTCGCAATCACAGTCAGGTGTACAGTGAGCAAGTCATTCGCACGGACGAGCCCGATGTGACTTTCGAAGTGCACAGCGGTGCCGTCCTCATCGTCGATGAGGTGCCGATTGAGTCGGTGCCCGTGAAGACGAAGGAACAGACTGCGGAGGATGCAAAGCGCGCGCGCAAGAATCTCGGCGTCTGAGGTTTCTACAACACAAAAAGTGAGTGAGGCATGACATGGAACTGATGAATTACGCGATTGACACGAAGAAACAGGTGGAGGGCTCGTGGGTGATGCTCAGCCCCGGCACGGAGTTTCTTCTCGGCCGCATGAACTCCGAGCACTGGTTCATGACCCTCGACAGAATCCGTGACCCACACATCAAGCAACTGCCGCGCGGCGTCGCGTTGCCTGAGGAGAAGGGTGCGGAGCTGTTCAACGAGGCACTCGTCGAGTGCATTCTGTTGGGCTGGCGCGGCAAGTTCACGCTCAATGGCAAAGAGATGCCTGAGTACTCAAAAGAGCTTGCGCTGAGGATTCTCAACACGAAAGAACTCGCACCCTTCCGAGCAATGATCGTCGAGCAATCAGCGATGCTGAACAATTTCGCGCTCGATGATTTCGAGTACCTGGAGGGAAACTTGTTGAGCTCATCCGGTTCGACGCCTCAATAACGGATGAGCTCAGAGACATTTACCTAGCTGATGAAGAAGAGTCACCGGGCTCGTCACCGCTGTCAAACAGACCACGTAAAGAGGCCGATGTCGAAGATTTGTGTGCGCAGTTTTACGACCTGATGAATCTGAGGTCGGGAGACTCGTGGATAACACTGCACGACATCAAGGCTTATATGGAGCTGTACTCAGCTAGACACCCCGAAGACTTTCCCCGCCTGATGTTGAGCGCGCAACGCGCTCATGTGAGAGCCAAAGCTGCCGCGAAGCAGAAGCTGCAAGCAGCACAGGAACGTGCCAACGCTCTGAAACGAGAGCGTTAGTTGCGTAAAGCCGCGTGCCATGGATGGTGCGCGGCGATCTTGATGCTAGTGCGGCATGCACACGGCTCACCTCACGATCGCCGCTCATAGCCCGTTACCTTTTGAGGTGTAGTGATGTCTGCACAGTCCGGTATTGCAATCAACGTTGACCCGCGTCCGGCTCAGTCTGGTGCGGCGCAAGTCAACCGCGCCATATTGTCGATTCGAGACAATGTGGTTGGTCTGCGGCAAGACATCGACCGTCAATCGCGGCAGATGCGAGAAGACTTTCAGCAGATGGCCACGACTGTTAATCAGTCAGCCAATCAGACCACGGCTGCTCTGCAGAGAAACACGGCCGGTATCAATTCGGTGATGGGCAGCTGGCGGCAACTTCGCAGCGTCATACCTATTGCAATCATCGCCGGACTCACGCGCGAGCTCATCCAGCAAGCAGATGCTTACACGAAAGTTCAGTCACAGTTGCGACTGGTAGTAGAAGACCAGAGGCAGCTTGCTGCAGTCTCAGATTCGGTTTACAGGATTGCGCAGGACACACGCAGTGCGTTAGGTCCGACTGCGGAACTATATGCGCGTCTGTCACGCTCGACACGTGATCTAGGACTAGAACAGCAGCGTGTTGCAAACCTGACGACAACGATCAACCAAGCCATTCAAGTCGGTGGCTCGACGGCGAATGAGGCAGCCTTCGGCGTCATTCAGTTTGGTCAGGCACTCGCGTCAGGTGCACTGCGCGGTGACGAACTTCGGTCGGTGATGGAACAGATGCCTCGCCTGTCGCGCGCGATTGCCGAAGGCATGGGTGTAAGTATCGGTGAGCTGCGCAGGCTGGGTGAGGCCGGTGAGCTCACGACTGGCAGACTGATTGCTGCCCTTGAAGATGCAGCACCGAAGATCGCGGCTGAATATTCAAAGATGACGCCGACGATTGGCTCTGCCTTTACGGTGCTCGGCAATTCGGTGACGCGGTTCATAGGCGAGCTGAATCGTGCAACCGGAGCAGGCGGGCGATTCAGTGAGATGCTCACGGGCGCTGCCAGTGGCGTCGACAAGATGACTGAAGGCATCAAGGGCGTGAATGTCGAGATGGTTCGGTACAACGCCAACCTTGAGAAATCGAAAGAGTTTTGGTCGTCGGGAGGAATCACCGGACTCATACCTGGAGCCTTCAAAGTAGGGCAGAGTATAGGTGACTCTATTTCGGGTGCGCTTCAGGGCCCCGGCCCACCGTTAGGCGGCCCGCTTGCTGATCCTGTGAGCGCAGCTCTGCGCGGCCGCGGAGCTTCATTGCTGCAGCCGATAGACACACGTGCGATTGGGCAGACTGCGCGCATTCCGTCAATGAACTTGCTGACGGCCGAAGACCTGCGACGTCTGCGTGAGAGGCAGGAAGAGGAAGACTTCGAGAACTTCATCAGCAATGTCGGGCGCAATTCAGCGGCGCAACGTCGTGCCGGCATCGGTACGAACGTCGGTCGGACAATCAACCCTGACGACACCACTCGAATTCGTTCAAGCACGGGTGGTGCGAAAGAGATTTTTGACGAAAGCATCGTCAAGAGAGTTGACGAGACGGTGCGCAGCACCGAGGAGAACATCCGGAACATTGAGCACACCACCGAGACGTCTGCGGAGTCTATGCGCAATCACTATGCGCAGTTCTTCGATTACGCGAAGTTTGCATTTGACGAGCTCGACAATAGCAGCAGCACGTTCATGACGAGCTTCTCGGAAGGCTTCGCGCAAATGGTTGCGTCCGGCAAGTTTGATTTCCGCAGTCTGGCGCAGGCAATCATCGCAGACCTCATCCGGATTCAAGTGCGTGCCATTGTCGTGCGCACTATCTTGTCTTTCTTCGGCGGCAGTTCTGGTGCAACGAGTGCAACGAGTCTGAGTGGGTCGTCCGGAGTCGGTGCGTTGAATGGCTCGACCGTTGGGTATGCTGCGCGCGGCTCCAGCTCATTGCGTGAAAACACGATCGTAGGTGAAGAGGGCATGGAATTGCTGCAGTCAAGGAACAATGCCGGCGCGCGCATCATGAACAACCGGGACACACAGCGTCTTTTGCGTGACATGAATGGCCGTCGTGTCGACGTCGAGTCAGGCAGCAGCGGAAGCGGTGGTGGCAACACCTACATTTCAATTGAGCAGACTAATCAAATCAGCACTGTGGGTGTCACTTCCGATGAGCTCGATGCGAAGTTGGGTTACACGACACAGCAAGCTGTGAAGGCCGCTGTCGCTAAGGTCCAGGTGCTGAACTTGAACGGTCGTCTGTAAGGGGTAGAGCATGAGTGTTTTTCATTGGCCTGCGTCCGTTCTTCCCAAAACTACTGATTGGTGGTACGACTCGCCCAGCAGGCCGGCCATATCGCCGTTCGATGGCGACTTGACGATTGTGGGAAGGCCGACTGACAGATGGATGTGTGAGGCGACGTTTGACCCGATCTTTGACGACAGACGGCAAGACCTGATTGCGTTCGGTTTGCGTCTTCGACATCAGTACAACCAGTTTACGCTGCCGCCTCACTTCTATCGTCGCATGGGCTCTTTTGCTCCGGCCAACGTCGCACCGAATGGTGGGCTGTTCGCGCAGATAGGTCCGTGGACAGGAGCGTCTGCGAATGCGTTCATTGACAGTCGCACACTGTGCGTCCGAAACACCGGAGCGGCCGCAGGACAAGCGCGCTCTGGCGCGATCACAGTAACGGCCGACCTGTCCTACGCACTGCGGATTGAATGCATGCGGGGCAAGGCCTCGACGTTTCGTGTGATGGTAGGCACCGCTGCCGGTGGCTCGACGCTGCTCGACTCCGGATCGATAGGCGAGGGCGTCTACACAGGAAGGTTTACGTCGACGTCGACGACAACCATTCACGTCACTCTCGTGTGTAACACATCAACGACCAGTGACTTCGTTTTCTTCGATCAGCTCGTGATTGAGAGATGCGGCCGCATAGCCACGCCGCTGTACACGACACCGCGTGACAACGTCGTCATTTCTGACTTGCCTGCAACGCAATTCGGTTTGCTGCAGAAGGCGGACATGATCGAAGTGAACGGCGAGCTCAAAGGCTTGCTACACGGACTCAACACTCTAGGTGATGGCACCGGGTACGTGACTTTCAATCCTCCTACCAGAGTCGCTATTCCGGAGAACTCGCCGGTGGTCATCGGGTCGCCTCGAGGCCGCTTCTTCATGCGTGAGGATCCTATGAGATTCAAAACGCAAGGCTTTTTCTCGTCTTCGTTTTCCGTGTCTCTGATTGAGGACATATCGACATGAGGACAATGGCATCAGGGCAGTTAACTGCTCTAGAAAAGAAAGTAGTTCCGCAACTGTTCTTCATGCGGATCGACTTGCTCGACAACCCCATCTATGTGCACAACGGTGCTACCAAAATCACGTTTGACAGCAAGACGTGGATTGGCATCTATGACTTTGCGATGATGGACGTGATTGAGGAGCAGTTAGAGAATCGCCCCTCTGACATTCGAGTGGGAATCAGAAAGATTCCCAAGTTGCTGATTGACCCGGTGATCATCAAGAAGAATCACGGGCGTCCTGCATTTCTATACCACTCAGTAGCCGACTTTCTAGGTCAACCGGTTGACACACCGACTGAGGTGTGGCGAGGCACAGTCGACTACCCGAATCTGATCATCGAGGACGATGGAGTGCAGTACTTCATCGTTCTGAAGAACGTCGCTAATAACTGGAATCGCGCGAAAACCAGAAGAATCACGGATGCTGAGCAGCAGCGTCGTTTTCCCGGAGACACAGCCTACAAACGGCTGCCAGGACTCGAAGACAAGAAAATCTTGTGGGGTCCGGACCCGAACAAAGAGACAGCAGTGCCTCCTCCGCGCGACAACACACCGCGTTATCGCAATCGCGTGAACTGAGGAAAGACAGATGGAAAGGGTGAGACTCACTGAGCGCGCCATGATTATTACGTCGGCGCTCAACTACATGCGCGATCGTCCCTTCAAGTACGGTGAGTTTGACTGTCACATTTTCGCGGCTGACATCGTCAGGATGTACACATTCGTCGATTATGCTGAGTCGTTCCGTGGCAAGTATCACGATGAGAAGTCTGCTTACAAAATAGTCACGCAAAACGGTGGACCGGCCGAGTTCGTCAGCAAGGTACTGGGCAAAGAGTCGCGTGCATCGTTCATGGCGCATGTCGGTGACGTCGTGGCGTATCGGGTCGAAGATCGCAAGATAATGATTGGTGTTTGTGTTGGTGCACGAGCAGTGTTTCTGAATCAGCGGGGCGGCTTCGAGTTCCGTGAACTGGGTGAGTGCTTGTGCTCATGGGAGATTGAATAACATGCCTGCTGCAATTGCCTACGTCGCTCAAGCCATAGCGACGTATTTCACGGCAAACTCGTTGGTCGTCGCGGTCATTCAGGTTGCGATTTACGCAGCACTTGCCGTGGGCGTGTCAAAGGTACTGTCGGAGAAACCGAAGTTCGGAGACGGCTTCAACTCGGAAGCCGGACAAATGGTTGTGTCACGCGGCTCAGTGAACACCGACAGTATTGCTTATGGCCAGACCCGCAAGGGTGGAACGTTGATGTTCCTTGACGTTTCAGGTGAAGAGAACGCGCATTTGTGGCAGGCGGTTCATGTCATAGGGCATGAGGTTGATTCTGTACAAGCGTTCTATCTAGACGATATAGAGATTCCGGTTGCATCGATCACGCCAGGAGGCGGCGTGGTCACTGCCGGTAAGTATGAGGACCGGGTGTATATTTGGTGGCATCTAGGCACCGACACACAGATGGCCGACGCGGCACTGATGGCGAACTTTCCTGATGACTGGACTGCGAGTGACCGAGCGAGAGGAAACTTTTACTTTGTCATTGCGATGACTCGTGATGGAAGCAACGCGGACGACCCCAAAGTATTTCCGACTGGTGCACCGTCTGCTGTGACAGTAGTGTTCAAGGGCTCAAAGGTCTACGATCCTCGTCTCGACAGCACGGTGGGTGGCTCGGGTTCGCACAGGCAGGCAATTAAGTCAACGTGGCAGTGGTCGGACAATGTGCCGTTGTGCACGCGGGATTACATCTGTCGCGGCAACAGCGTTAATCCGTTCGAGTCTGGTTACGCTGAAGAGTATTTAACCATCAACTTGTCGGAGCTCGCCGCTGCTGCGAACAGAGCAGATGCGACCATAGAATTTCCTGGAGATGTCTTTCTCAAGCAGTACACGTGCAATGGGTTGTTATCAACTGCTGATACGCTTTCGGCGAACCTAGAAATACTCGAAGAGGCGATGTCGGGCAAAGCATTCTATGCACAGGGTCAGTGGCATATTTTTGCGGGCGGTTACGATGTGCCTACTGTGATCATCCGGGGCCGTGACTTTGCAGGGCAAGTGTCGTTCATGCCCGAGGCACCGCACGACAAGCGATACAACGAGGTGCGCGCGATCTATCAGAACGCCGTGCAGTTGTGGCGTGATATCGAGTGTCTAGCGAGACAGAATCTCGACTATCAAGAGGACGATGGCGAGTATTTGCCGTTGACGATCAAGTCCAAACTGACGACTCACGAATACACGGCTCAATATCTGAGCTTCATACGTCTGCAGAAAACGCGAAACATGCAGGCGTTCTCTGCTGACATGAAGCCGCGTCTGCTTCAGATTCGACCGTGGGACACGGTCATGCTTGATGTGCCGGAGCTGCTTTGGGACATGGATGTGTTTCGTGTGCAGAATTTCAAGATCAGCAGTGAGACAGGACTGCCTGAAGTTCTCTTCAAAGAAGAGCGGAGTGAGCTTTGGGAATGGGATCCGGAAAACGCTACTGAGCGTGAATTTCCTGACGCAACCACTCCGCCGTTAGAACTGCCACCGGCCCCGACTAACCTGTCTGTTGCGTCACAGCCAGACAATATTCACTTGAAGTGGACGAACCCTGCACTGTCGTCATTCGAGTACATTGAGGTATGGCGCTCGACCGCTGCGCAGAACTTTTCGAACGCAACGAAGATCGCACGCGGTGTGTTCGATTCCTACAATGATGCACAGACGGCCGCGGCCGGACAGTTTCGATACTGGGTCGTTGCAAGAAACAGGTATGGTGGTTCGTCAGCACGCGAGCCGAATGACAACTCTGGCAAGCTAGGGCAAGCGACGTCCATCGTTCCTACGATGACACTCGTGCCAAGAGGGCAGTGTGTTGCCACGTCTTCGAGCATCGAAAAGGTCGGTGGCAGCTCCGCGTGGGACTCCGACTGCTACTCACTTGAGACGTTCAGCAACGGCGTTATCTTGACTTGGAAGGCTGCGCAGACAAACAAAAACATCATCATGGGTCTGAACTCGGACCCGACGACAAATCAGAGTTACACGTCGATTGACTACGCAATGCAGATGCGTGCTGATGGACTTGTTGACATATACGAGTCCGGAGTATTGGTGGGCTCGGCAGGCTCGTACACAACGAATTCGCAGTTCGCAATAATCTTCGACCAGACGACTTTGCGTTACATGATAGATGGTGTCATCAAACGTGCTGTCTTCTTGATCGGTCCGCGTACGTTGTTCCTTGACAGCTCGTTCAACGATCCAGGCGGCAAAGTTCTCAGTGTGAACATGGCGCCGACGTCACCGACTCCGGTAGCGGCGTTTCAGCTTATCGCGCGCGGCAATTGTCAGTATCAGAACGGCATGATTCAGAAGGTGGGCGGGAGCGGAGCATGGAATTCTGATTGCTACTCGCCGCAGTTGTTCAATGCGTGCTCGCTCAAGTTCCGGTTCCCACAGCATCCGAGCATAGCCAACTGTCTCATCGGGCTCAACTCGGATCCCACCACGGATCAGAATTACACGTCACTAGACTATGCATTCGAGCTCTATACAGCAGACGGCACGAATTACAGCTATTACATCTATGAAAGTGGTGTCAACGTAGTGGGGTCGACTGCGGCCTCTGCAAACGACAGATACGAAGTCAGATACGACGGGCAGTGGGTGAGGTACTACCGGAACAACACGGTTGTGCGTCAAGTGTTTGACCCCGGCCGTCAGTTTGCTATGGACTCGTCGTTTTTCGAGCCGGGCACGACGGTCGTCGATGTTGAGTTTGGCGTACTCACTGAGTATGCACTCACTGCATTTCTCACGACTGGCAACTGTCGGGTCAGTGACACGAACATCATCAAGCAGGGCGGCAGCTCCGCGTGGGACTCACAGGCTTACTCTGTTTCCGGTTATCCGGTGTGCCACATCAGTGCGAAAGCAAATGGTGTGGGGGACATCATGATAGGCCTGAACAAAGATCCTACGACGGATGCAAATCACACGTCAGTCGACTATGCGATGTACTTCACCGGCAGTGCAACGGTGCAGATTTATTTGAGTGGCACTCTGCAGGACACCTACGGCGGATACGACACGAACACAGAGCTGGCGATTACATACGATGGCTCAGTAGTTCGCTTCTACAAAGACCGTGTGCAGATTTACAGCGTGAGTGACTCTGGCAAGACGTTTTTCATGGACTCGTCTTTCTACACGCCTGGAGCGGGGCTCAACTCAGTGAACTGGGGCCCGACGACAAATCTTGCAACCAGCAGCACGGCGCAGATTTCTCCTAATGCAGTTACTGAGGTTTCTTTGTCACGGGTGACTGGACCAGTCACAACAACATTGACGGGTGCAGGCAGCAAAACTGCGCAAATTGGGTACATATCTCGAACTGTGCCTAGTGACGATACCCTAGTTTATGAGGTAATTGTTTCTTTTAGGTATGCAATCACGTTGACTGGGACTAATGCAAACTGGTCTGTGGAATTTTGCGCTGGGGACGGACCTACAGATGTCGATGTTATCGCAGCTAGAGGCAGTCTGACTCAAGATTACATCAATGCCCTCCCTGATGGCGTGTATCGCTTTGCTACTGTGGTCGGGTCTGTTTCAAACGGAATTTTGGCGCCGGGCACTACGAGACGTTTTGGATTGGGAGTAAACATGGCTTACGCGCAAGCAGCAAATCTTAGTGTGCTCATTCAAGACGTCACGATTAACTTGGGAGTAAGAAAGCGATGAGCTGGCATTTCTACAGTCTTGAAACCGGAGTATTCGTCGACTACGTGTATGAGGGTCCTGATGTCACGTTGAACACTCCTGCTGGGTGCGCAGCGATCAGTGGGAATTTTGATCATCGGTTGCAGATGGTGGACGTTGAAACTAATGAGGTCATAGATGCGCCCGAACCGATTGAGAGAGAGCTGAGTCAGGAGGCATCACGTGCAAGTGGACTAGCGAGTGCGTCAAGCATGGAAGTAAAACAACTACGTGCGTTGCGTGAGGCTGTTTTGCATCTTTTTGCAGGACAATCTAACGAGGAGGTTCCGGAATCAGTGCTCCGTCTCAGACAGATAGAAAATGACATTGGCAGCCTCAGTATCAGAACTTGAAGGCTCAAGTTTTGTGTGAATAATCACGTCAGGTCAGTCGGCCGCAGAGTGGTGCAGACTTTCTTGATGTTTGTCACCGTCACGAGCAGAGCTCGTGACGGACATCTCGGCCTGACCAAATCTCAAGTTTCTTCCTGACCTTACGAGGGTTCTATGGCAAACTCATGGTACGATCAAGGACTTCAGTCCTTCGCCGGCGGAGACGTCGCGTGGGACACGTCTGACATCCGCTGCATTCTCATCGATGAAGCCGATGACGTCATCGATCTGGTGGTGGACGACTTTCTCGACGACCGTGCGGCCGCGTCGCGTGTTGCGGTGTCGACGTCCTTCGCGTCGAAGACGTTCACGGACGGCTACCTCGATGCAGCGGATATCACACTCACGTCGGTGTCGGGGGATCCGTCAGAGTCGGTCGACATTTACTGCCACGACGGTGGTGCGGACTCGGCGCGTGCGTTGCTGCTGAACTTCGACACGGCAACGGGGCTGCCCATCACACCGGATGGCGGCAACATCACAATTCAGTGGGACAACGGTACCAATAAGATCGCACGCCTGTAGGCGATAGACGATCAGGAGGCACTACTATGTCCACTACACCAATTATCACTTCTCCGAAACGGCCGGAGAAGCTGACCATCCGTCGTGATCCGAACGCGCCTACTGAGGTGGTTCTTCTCGTCGATGGTCAGTACGTCTGCAACATTCCGTGGCAGGCGGCCGACAGAGTTGCACAGGCGCTCATCAGGTCAGCTCGTCTCTGTGAGCAGGAAGCGAACGCGAACAAGATCATTCGAGCGGATGCTCTTTTGATCCGCACTGGAGCACCGTTCTCTTTGACCAGTGACCCGCGCATGCGGGCTGCTGCGTTCACAGATGCACAGTGGGACTCCGCTGCTCGCAAGGGAATGCCGATTCGCAAGAATCCGGTGACGGGTGCATGGACGGTTCCGTCAAAGCGTGACACTGGGACACCTGAGCTCAAGTTCACAGACCAATTTGGCAATGAGAGGAAGAAGTCATGAGCAAAGAAGGCACCCCGAACTCGACGCTGGCCGAGTCGCGTGCAAAGAAGCAGGCGAAGCTCGACGGTCTCAAGAAGCGTCAGGAAGAGCTGAAAGCAACGCTCGACAAGGGCAACGCAATGCGCCTGAAAGGGAATGAGATCGCACGCGGCGCGCTGCCTGAGTACAACTCCGTCACGGAGCAGATTCGGCGCCTCGAACAGCCGAATCAGAAAGAGCAGCGCGCCGAAGAGTCTGCTGCCTAACACGCAGTAGTCATGGCCAATCAGTTCGTCAGGATCGGTACCGGTCACTCGACCGGTACCGTACCGGCCGGAGTACGGGCCGGGCATTATCCGAATACATACTCACCGAACGGCTTTCCCGCTTCGCAAATCAGCGAGGTAGCCGGGCTGCCGAATTGTGCTGGCATTCATGCGTGGATCACGCACAGAGCTTGTGAGCCCACTCGCGGCTCGTACAGCTTCGGTCCCTTTCTCGATTACATGGACGACTGTGCCGCGGCCAACGTCGCAGTCAGTGCGTACGTCCAGGACAGGTCATTCGGCGCTTCTATCAAGAACATGCCGGATTACTATGATACGGAGATCGCAGGCGGCGGCATCTTTCAGAAAGCATTTGGCACGACTCCGAAGTCGTGGAAGCCGGGCATCGCCGCCCGAATATTCGCGTTCTGGACAGCATTGCTGAACGCGGTCAAGAATCACCCGGCTCTTGAGTTTCTAAAGTACGAGGAGGGTGACTCCGGTCTCTCGACATCGGAGTGGTCTGCAGCTCAGTTTGATCCAGATGACTATCTGCAGTTTTTGAAGGACTGGGTGTTGTGCTGTCGAGCGGCCGCGCCCAACGTCATCATCATTGCACCGGCAAACTTCTTGCCCTCCGGTCCTCAGGACATGGAAGAGTGGGTGCAATTCTGTTTCGACAACAAAGTAGGCATGGGTGGACCGGACGTCTTCCCGCAGCCGACTGCACAAGCACGTGGTCCCACTTGGACTGACAGAGTCATCAAGGGTCAGCACTATGTGAGTGGTCCTGGCTCGAACGATGCCGACTGGGACAACACCGGCATCGATCGCCGCGGCTCTATGTGCTACATGAATGACGTGCAAGACCCTGAGATGGGTAAAGGCTACGTCTGGACGCCTCAGCAGTTTTACGAGTACGCGAACAGCACTACGGTAGGGCTTGGGCAAAATCATCTCGTGTGGTGGAGGAAGAACTACACGTGGGGTAATCGTCCGGGGAATCAGCAAGTCTACTGGTCTGCGACGGGGCAGGACCCGGCGTTCTCGCAGACGAATCCGAACATGATTATCAAGTCGTGGCTACAGATGGGCGGACATCCGATGCGCACGACGAAGCCGACTTACTGGAACGTCTGACCGTGGCGAATCAGTTCATCACGATTGGCTCGCAGGGCGGCATCGCGGCTGAGCTCGACTGGCAGGCGCGTGCGTTCGCTCCGGGTGTCGTGTGGAATCAGCCGATGTTGAGCGCAGCGGAAGTGAACAACTTCCGCCGGCAGAACTCTGCGGGCGGCATCGCTCCTAACATCAACGTCACTGACGGCAACACGAGATGGATATCAGGTGATTCGGTGACACCGGGGCATGGCTGCCTTGAAATTTTCGTCCCGGTTAATGCAGGCGGCTCTGCCGGCTTGCCGCTGTCCGGATGGCAGCGGCCGTTTCATGCGATGTTCGCCTCAATGAACGGTTTGCCGTACGATGATCCGGCCGCAGGCGGCACGGTCACGCGTCGCAACTACAATCCGAACAATCCGGGCGCCTACAACTACAACACTGGATGGTATGGGCACGCTGACTATCACTCGCAGTCACCGGGTAACTTCGATGGCACTGAGTTTTACATTCAGTGTTGCGCAAAGATTTCCGCGAATGGCTTCAACGCCGGCAACGACGATGGCAAGCTCTTTTACATCGATCATCAGGACGGTGGCTCACAAGAGTTGATTTGGCGCCGTCGTATTGGTCGGTATTGGGAGGGCTACACCGCGTTCGGTGATGCGAACGGCACTGTGCACGGACCACAGGGAGACCGGAACGCTTACAACGCGCCCTTTGCCAAGACGTATCTGCAGCCGGGCTCTGATCCGCACAGAGAGCAGTGCTACTGGGAGAACCGTGCTGTCAGTCCGAACGATGCAGCTCCGAATTGCTGGGGGTTTCGCGACGACCAGTGGTGCTCTTACCTGTTCTACGTGAAGTGCGGGCATGGCAATTACGACAACATCGGCAACGACTACCCGAACTTGTACGACGTAAACAGCACGCTGAACAAGGACTCGATCATCCGTGCATGGGCCGCGCGTCCGGGGCAGACGTCGTACACGAAGCTCGTCGACGTCCCGAACTTTATGTTCGTCTTTGACAGCACTCAGCCGAAAGGCTGGAATCAATTCACGTGCAGTGCTTACAACAACAACTCGCAAGTAGTGCAGTCGTGGTATCACAGATACACGGACATCATTTTCTCGAAGCTGCCTATAGCGTGTCCTCAGGTGTGGGCGGTTTGACATGGCGAATCAATTCATTCGAGTCGGCTCGGGCGGCACACCGGAGTGGTTCCTAAACCTTCCGTACTGGGAACGTCGCTACATCGCGGGCGGGCCGGGGTTCGGGCAGCCGTATCAGAACGGCGCAACGATGTTCAGCGTCATGCCCAATCCGTACCCCTACAGTAACAACTGGGGCACGAACAGTCACATTGTTCCGTGGACGTGCGGCGAAGTCATTCAGTCGACTGGTGAGTTCATCACTGCGGCTGAAGGTGGGCACGGTGACGGTGTAGATCATAGTATTTACGCTTTCCTCGTGCGCACTGCTGTGCCGTTCTGGAGTCGCATTTGGGGGCCGAATATCGTTGCAGGCGGACATGATGCGAGTGCCGGTGCAAACTTGCCGTACTGTGCATGGGGCAATGGTACGCCGCGCACGGCGCACGGATGGTTCTCGCGAGTCGTCTCTCAGAGAGATAATCGCATCTGGCTGACGATGTGCAATGAAGGCGCGAGCGGCGCGTGGTCGTCTGATCAGTGGTCGATATCGCGAGACAATCTAGGCCCCGGAGTCGTCGCGGCAAATCTGTGGATGTATCACGGTCGACTCTGGACTGACGGCGTGCCCGATCGTTACTACCAGTCGGCGCCGCACGCGTACGATGAGGTCGCGCACGCTGTCATGCATGCAGTTGAAGGCTCGGGCACAGGGCAGGGCGTGCACAAAGTCGATGTTGCGACGTGCATTGCAGCCGGCAATCAAGCCACGACCGGACCGAAGACGCCGGGCTGCACGACGTATGACGTGGGCTATGGGTCGAGTCTCTCGAACTCGTGGTCTGTCATCACCTACAACACGTCGCCGCGGTGCTGGATCATGGGCGGACCGGACAGCAACGTGATTGCGGTCTGGAACCTCGAGGCTCCGAACGGCATTCGATTCAAGACAGTGGGCGGCAGCATTTCGAATACATCGGGCATGGGAGCTTTCTACAATCCAGGCGGCCGCAAGATCATCGTAGGCGGTCCGTTGAACACGGACGTCGCAAATGACACGAACTTTTACACGATGAACGTGCCAAGTGATCCGTGGAATGCGTCGACCGGATTTACGGTAGCAACGCGCCCAACCACCGGTGATGCAGTTCAACGAGCCCCGGTGTACCGTGGAACTTACGGCAAGTTCCGCGCAATCGACATGCCTAACGGTGAGCAGTGCGCGGTGTGGCACAGCGGTTCAGCGAATCAGCCGTCAATGGTCGCGCGGATTCCTCAGGTAGCGTGAGGGCAACATGAGAACTATCAAGCTAAGTCTTGCGTCTCCGGGAAAGTACGGTCTGGTGACGGTCAAGTCGGACGCTCAGACGATCGAGCGCGAGTATCGGATCACTGCAGACGAACTGCGAGCTCTGCATGCGTCAGTGAACGATGCGCCTCCGGGTCTCACACAGCAAAAGTGGAATGAAGGCTTTTGCTACGTCGCGGGCAAAGACCATGACGTCGGTGATTGCGACGTGCAGAACGGCGAATTTTTGCGTGTGATGTATCACGAAGAGATGGTTGCCGGGCGCATCATCAGTGAATTTGCGATCTTCGGCAAAGGTGAGTGGAGCGGGGACGCGCCTAATGTGAGTGTCACTGTTGAAGCGATCAGAGAGCTTGCCGATGCAGCAGCCGAAGCTGGCAAGACAGTTGTCATTACTAGGATCGAAAATGGCGAGATGACTGTGGAGAGCATCTGACATGGCGGCGCTATACAGCAACGCGAGCAGCGGTGAGAACACTGCCTCCTCGTCTCTGACCTGGGCACACACTGCGGGCGGCAACGGCCGCGCGCTGTTCGTGTTCGTCGCAGGCGAAGTCTTCGGACCGACGTTCACTGGCGCAACCTATGCCGGCGTCGCGATGACGCAGGTCGTGCAGTCACAGTATCTGACATTCCTGCGGTATGCAGCGTGGGCACTGGGCGGCCCGACGGGTGCCACCAACAATGTCGTTGTCACGGGTTCGAGTGCCTGGGACCGTCTGTGCGGCACTGCTGTCAGTGCGGGTGGCGCAGACGCCGTCACGCAGTTCAGCGCGGCGAACTCTGCTACAGGCAGTGGCTCGACGGCGAGTGTGAATCTCGCCTCCACCGCAAATGACCTTGTCATTGATGCGTGCTGTTTCTTCAACGGATCAAAAGACGATGTAGTGCCTGGCGCAGGTCAGACGCAACGTGTGCGTGCCGGCGTGAACTGGGACCAAGTCATGACGACTCGGACCGGTGCTGCCACGTCAACGACGATGACGGAGACGACCAACGGCAATCCGGGCTCGTGGGTCATCGTTGCGGTCACCGTGCAGGGCGCGTCCGGAGGCACGAGCCAGTCATTCAGCTTTGCAGGCGTGGGCTCACAAGCTGGGTACGGTAGCCCGACGATTGCTGACGTTGCACTGTCCATTCAGCCCGCTGGTAAGTCGTCTGCAGCCGTTTACGGCGCACCGGTGGTACTAGGAGACGACCTGCTCATTTCGCCGGCGGGTAAGTCTTCTGCGGCAGCATATGGCAGCCCGACGCTGACGAAGCCGCTCACGGGCACGCTGACTCCGAGCGGTGTAGGTTCGCGTGCAGCGTACGGTGGGCACCTGATTGCGGATGTACAGCTCACTGTCAACGTGCTTGCGGGTGTGAGCTCAGCGGCACTCTACGGCTCGCCGATACTGGCACTGCCCGGGCACATGGTGTTTCCGAATGGCATTGGCACTCGTGTGGCGTACGGCTCGCACATCTTCTCGAAGCTGTCCATCAAGACGATATTGCCTGCCGGTATTGGTTCGGCGCGCACTACCGGCTCGCATACGCTCGTCAAGCCGACTGCAAATCAAGGTGTCTTCTCGGCCGCGTCGCAGGGCACGCACACGATCAGCAAAGTCACTGCGAAGTCGATCCAACAGCCTTTTGCGACGTCGAAGGCTGCGTACGGCAACTTCGTCATCACCGAGGTGCAGCTCAACATTGCTGTGCCAGGCAAAGCGTCTGCCGCGGTTTACGGTTCGCACACGTTGATGAATATCGGCGTTCTCGCGCTGTTCCCACTCGGGGTCAGCTCGTTTGCAATGCTGGGCAATCACATCTTTGCCAAGATCAGTGCCAAGAACATCATTCCGCCGTCCGTGACGTCAGCGGCCGTGTTCGGCAATCTCACGATTGCGGACGTCGTGCTCAGTGTCTCTATGACCGGAGTGCCCTCGGCCGCGGCATACGGCTTGAGCGTCGTGAACAAAGTCGGCTTGCAGAACATTCAGGTTCCAGGCAAGACGTCAGCAGCCGTGTATGGCACGCCGACTCTGTCTCTGCAGTCGTTGCGGATCACGCCGGCGGGCATTGTGTCGGCCGCGCTCTATGGCAATCTCACGATTGCGCACGTGGCGCCCAAGGTTGTCACGATCACTGCCGGTGTCGCATCGATTGCGGCGTATGGCACGTTCGAGATAAAGAACCTGCCGAAGGAAGTTCTGCCGGAAAGCACACCGTCGAAAGCTGCGTACGGTAGTCACAACATTTCCGATGTGTTCTTGCAGTTCTTTCCGTTCAGCGCACCGTCTAAAGCGGCAGTGGGCGTGCCGTTCATCTTCTTGCGGAATGCGCAGCTCGTGCAGATGTTCAGCGGCGTGGTCTCTGCAGCCGCGTGCGGCTTTCCCACTCTGCAGCATCTTGTGCAAATCATCGGCATGAACGGAGTGCCGTCAGCACAGTCATTTGGGAACAATCTGTTCGGCCCCGGCAACATGCCGACGTTCCGCAATCCTGACATCCTCGTCCTTTCGTACTGAGGCATTGCAATGGCTGCAATCACTGTATTCAACGGCCGCGACAACGAAATCAAGATTGCGCTGATCAACGACGGCGTGCCTATCAGTGCCGAATTCGTAGGCGGTGTCTGTGTCAATGTCTACGATAGGAAGCACGGATCGTTGCTGCGCTTTGTCGAGGGCCGTGCCAATCAGCCGAACTTCCAGAGCGTGTTTGACGTCGGTCAGTCGGAGCTCGTGCCAGGTGGCGGGGACGTTCCTATCCGCATCATCTCGATGGCACTCGGACTCGTGCAGCCGCGACTGCCGGTGGGTCAGTATCTGTGGGCCGAGCTGATTCTGTTCTCGCCCAACAAGCCGCACGGTGTCAGTTGGGCGCAGTTTGCGCTGGCTGTATATATCGAGAGCCCGGTGATTGTATGACCACCGACGACACGGCCGTTGGCAGACTAGAGTTTCGTCTCGACGGAATGCTAGAGACATTCCGTAAGCGACTCATCGACGCCGTGCAGGGCATTTTGATCAAAGCAGTTACTTTTGGAGGACGTGTGGAGACACAAACGAGTGTGGCGGGTCCGACCGCGCAGACCTTGCCAGCACAAGTCGAGAGCCCGAACGGTGTGAATGCACAGACGGGGCAGGGAGGTGCGTTGATCATCAACAACGAGACACTGGGCAAGGGAGTTGCAGCTCTGCTGATAGGTGCCGTGATCTTTGCAGCGTTGCTCGCAGGTGTATCAATCACTTTTGCAATCGTCGCTCAGATGCAGGTGAGTGCGGAGCGCAGTAATGCACTCGCTCGTGAAGCTGAAGCACGTGCACGCAGTGAGCAGGCACTTGCAGCTCTGCAAAGCCGCTTCGAGGCCGTGAACACGGAAGCGCGCATGGCCGAGTACTACATACTCGAACTTGACGGGAAGCTGATGGCAGGCGGATTCATTCCGCCGTCACGCGGCTATGGGCAGTGGAAAGCGGAAAGGAGCAAGAAATGAGTGGTGGTGGCGGTGGACGGATCATCATCCGTGCAGCGATTCGCGAGACTCTCGAAGACCCGACTGTTTCGGGGCACATCGAAGGGCAGCGGAAGTTGCGGATGGAGTCGATTCTCGCGAAGGAAGACGATGAGTGGACGGACGACGACACGCATTTCATGATGCGTTGTCAGTCGCACGCCTACGACTGCATGTGAAGTCCTGTGAGGGCGTTCGCGCGCCCTCACTCTTCAGGAGTATGAGATGGCACTGACAGCGTTCATTGATGCGTGGACTGCGACGAAGCGCGAGGAGGGCGGCTACGTCAACAATCCGCGCGACAAAGGCGGGCCGACGAATCACGGCATCACTGAAGCTGTCGCACGTGCTAACGGCTTCTCAGGCGACATGCGTTCGATGACTGTTAGCTGGGCACGCATCATTGCAAAGAAGCAGTATTGGGACATCATGCGGCTAGATGACGTCGCAGTGCTTTCTGCAGCCGTTGCTGCCAAGCTCTTCGACGCGGGGTTTCTGTGCGGCACCGGTAGAGCAGGCATGTTCTTGCAGGAATCGCTGAACGTGCTCAACCGTGACCAGAAGCTTTACGGAGATGTGAAGGTTGACGGAGTGATTGGTCCGGTGACGTTGATGAACTTGCGGCTGTACATGAACGCGCGTCGCGGAGACAATGGCGAGGCAGTGCTGCTGAAAGCGTTGAACATCAAGCACGGCGCATACCTGATGAGTATCGACAATGAGGAGTTCACATTCGGGTGGCTCGCGAACCGCGTGAATATATGAGGGGGCCGAGAGCAACATGCATCTGGGAGAGGAAGAGCTTAAAGCAATTGTTGCATGGCTAGTTGCAGGGGGACTGGGGCTGATTGCGACGCTGTTGGTTTGGTTTGCGCGTCGTGAGTGGGGACGACGTGATACTGATTTGAGTCTGATTCAGACACGAGTGACTAGCATAGAAGGCAAGCTGGACACGTTTGTGACCTGCGAGGACTTCAACAAAGTAATCACTGAGCTGCGCGCCGAACGCCGTGCGCAGCATGATCAAGGCACCGCTTTGCTAGAGAAGATCGATGCAAAGATGGATCGCAACGAGGCGAAAGATTCGAAGACGCGGCACGATATCAATGACACCGTTCACACAGTCAAATTGCAGAATGCTGTCATGAAGGCTCAGTTGGAGGGACTCGACAAGTCAATCAGCAGCCTCAAAGGTAACGTAGACAAATCGCTAGAGACATTGAGCGAGCAAGTTCAGGGACTGTTGAATCGCGAGAGACAGAAGTAAGTTTCACCGACAGGAGAGCTGACATGCGTTTCCCATCACTTCAAGCCGAGACCTTCACCCGTGCGACGTTCGGTGCTCTTATCGTCATGACGATTGTCTGCGCGCTGACAGCGTGTGCCATGCCAAACGGTCAGTACCCATCGACAGCAGCCGAGATAAAGGAATTCATTCAGCAGCCGCTGCCACTGCTGATTCTGATGCTGCTCGCGGCTCTAGGTTCTGCGTGGAAGCAGATGTGGGTAGCTGTGAAGGGCGACGCTGAACGCAAAGTGACTCCTTACACTTACTTCGTGCGCAACTGGCCAGAGACGCTCATTTCGCTCGGCGTGACTATCGGACTCTGGCTTACGTTGATCGTGACTGATTCACTGAACTGGGCTGCGATCGGCTTCGGGTACATCGCGAATGACACTGCGGACATATTCACGAAGCGCGGCCGCTCGGAGCTCGTCGCGACCGGCACGCAACCGCCCAAGCCTGAGTAACGTTTTCTTTCAACCGGAGGTCAATGCAATGAAGAAGTTCATGATTGGGGTGCTCAGCACGATTGGCGTGCTGATGCTGATGACAGGGTGCATGGGCACACGCACGGCGTACAAGGCGGCGCAGTCACCGTCCGACTATGCATGGGTAATCTCGAAGCATTACGAGGCCCTGCAGACGGAAGCGATCCGGTTGAAAGATGCCGGCACGCTGAATGGCGCAAACCTCGAGAACGTGCGCGCGATCGATGCCAGTGCAGCTCCGCTAGTCACGAAGCTCGGACCACTCGCGCAGACTTTCACGGATGCGAAGGAAGCGTATCAAGCCGGCAAGAGTGCACAGACGCAAGCAGCTTTCGAGAAGGCGCAAGCAGACTTACAAGCTGCGATCGATGCGGCCGTGGTCCGAGTTGCGGAGCTCTCGCGGATCATCACGAGCTTCGGCGGCAAAACCGGAGCACTGCCTTTGCACGGTCCGCCGCTTGCATACACAGAGGTTATCGGTCTCGTTCCGATTTACGATTGAGTCAACACTGAAGAGGAGCAACGACGATGGCAAAAGCAAAGACGGCGCGCAACGAGGAACCCTCGACACTCGACGCGTTACACAGTGATGGTGATGAACACGAGTTCGTCGAGGGTGAAGAGCCGGAAGCGCCGGAGTACAACGGCCCGACGTCGTTCAACACTGCAGGCTCACTGCTCGTGCTGCGCGGCCTTGCGCATCTGTTCGCAGCCGTGACCACGCAGCATGCAAACGCCAAGATCACGATCCTGAATGGTCTGGCGGATGCAATCGAGTCCGGGCAGAACGTCGACAGAGAAATGCGCAAGGTGGCGCAAGCTCTGAAGACTGGCGAGCTGAAGGACTGGGACGCGGTCGCGAAGTCGATCAACGAGAACAGTCGGCTGCTGAATTTGCCGGCAGCTTCTGGCAATGCACCGCCTGCGGGTGCAGCCGCACCGGCTCCGATCGGCAAGCCGCCTGGTCCCGATTCGGGCTCGGGTCCGCGCTCGACACCGCCCGTCGCAACTGACGAAGACGTTGCGCGCGTCACCGGCAGTGCCACGCCGCTGACTGCGGGTGCAGGTCCGGTCGGCGGACTGCCGAAGGATGATGAAGAAGACAAGGAAGGCACGGACGAGGACGACGATAAATAATCGTCTAGCCTCGCGGGGGTCTACGGAAAGAGACCGGCACGACTGACAGTGCCGGTTTTCTTTTGGCTGAAACTGTCACTCAAGACGCATCACACCTCGATTTATAACGTGCGTGGTTGCCGCGATCTATGCATCACCCATGCATCGGTACCTGGTCGCACTAGAAAACTCGAACCACACGCTGTGCGTTCGTTATAAAGCATTCTCCGTATATTTCTGCAGTGAGACGCGTGGTGCTTGCACGAATGAGCATCGTGTACACTCCGCCCTTCCTGTTCAATGTGAAAGAGGATTCGAGAAATGAATGTCAGTCTGCAGACGAAGCGCTGGGTGGTGCTTGCCGAGATGATGCACCTGTTCCAGATGAAATCACGCACGGCGATCTACCGGTGGATGGAAGAAGGAATGCCCTCACATCAGTTGCTTGCTGCTCCTGGTGGGAAAGGCTTTCGAGCGTTTGACATCATCGAAGTGGTGAACTGGTGTCAGAGAAACGGCCGCGCCCTTCCTCTGGCACTTGCAATGCATGCTCGTCGAGTCCAGGACAACGAGGAAGAAGGGCACACACTCAGGTATGACGACGCGGTGACGGAAATCGTCCGTGGTTCTGTTTTGCGTGCGCCTGTGTTGAAGAATCGCATTTCCTCGGTCAAGCGCAAGCCGGTGCGTGATGATTCGAGGAAGTCTGGTTCGCGCGTGCGCACGAATTTCCTTGGCTAGGCTTACTTTGTCCTTTCAAGACCTTTCCTTGCGTCTATCTTATCTACTACTACGTAGTATCTAATCTATCCCCAAAGAAAGGAATGTAAAGGAACGCGAGGAAAAAATTTTCGATGGTGCTGCAGAAATACGAGAGTGAGGCACAAAATGAGTCCGAAAGCATCGAAGATCAGAAACGAGCTGCTTACCACAGAATTAACACGTCAGGAACTTGAGTCTCTGTTCGCAATCATTCAGCTCAAGTTAGGGAACTTGCGAGAACAGATAAAGGTGCAGGTAGAGACTGCAGACAGCGGCGATCACAGCCAGAGCATTCTTTACTCGTGTCTCGCAGAGCTTTGGCTTGCTCAAGTAGGTGAGAAGTCACCTACCTTGAATGAAGTCAGACATCGTAACCGTGCCTTGTTCGATGAACTCAAAGAGTGTGCCTCTGTGCTCGAAGAGTTCACGAAGCAGAACATCGTGAAACCGTCGCGAATGCAGACAACTGCCTTGTTCAAACTCTTCCTGCGCCTTGCATACGACGAGTGTCGTGCAGTAGGTGGCATGATCACTCCGACCCGAGTAATTGCCTTGCGTGACCGGTGTGGCGCTCTGATCGATGACCAGTTTCCCGGCTACCTGAAAAGCAAGCTCTTGCGAGTCGTCTTGAACGGCGCTTCTTCTCGTCTCAGGTAGCTTCTTTTGAGCGGCGATCGTGCAGCCGGCCCCTCTGCGGTAGCCGGCCGGCTGCGCACCGCTACAAACGCTCTATAGCCGTTTTATGAGGCGTGTGCGGCCGGACATCCGTCACAAAACCCTACAAATGTCGGTGTTTCCTGAAATCAAGGTGTAAAAATTACAACAAAATCAATTGGTTATTTCGTACAAAAGTAGTTGCATGAACAACGTGTACACATTACTATTTGTGCCTGCAGAGACGAACTGCAAACCGGAACGAAATCCGGACCGGCCGAGACCGAAGCTGCAAGCTGAGGCAGAAGACGGCAACCGACAAAGTCCGCACTAATCTGCGGTTCGAGCGGTAAACGGTGAAGACGCCAACGGCCGGCGGCAGAAGTGCGAAGGGTCGAGGCGGTAGAACATCGTGACTAGCAAGTCAGCGCGTGTGCACTTCTCCGGACGTGCAATCGTCAAAGCAACTCGTCCCACACGCCCGCATCTGTCTTACTCACGAGCTCACGCAACGTAAACACTGATGACCCCGCGGTTATGAGACGCGCGACATCAGAACGCACGTTAAAGCGCATTCACACGAGTGCGCTTCAATGTGCGTTATCTACACAGAGGGCAAGGCAATGAACGTCAAACTCACGTCAAACGGCAAACCTGTAAGGTACGTCAAGAAGCAAGTCACAGAAGGGCCAAAGGCCGGCAAATGGGTCGTCGTCGATACCATGAAAGGCGATAGCGTTTGCACTAATCCAACAAAAGAATCTCAAGCTTCTGATACGGCGAATTACTGGAACAAGAGAGAGGCAGTAGGATAATGAGCACGACATACGAAGTGACGTACGGCGGCAAGACGTTCACGAAGACGGGACATAAAGTTGCCTACACCCATGCACTCGTCAGAGTCACTGACGGAGTTGCTTGGGTGACTAGCTGGCACACGAGCAAGGGCGCAGCCGAGAAGCGTCTTGCAGGATGGAGTGATGCGACACTCGTCGAAGTTCGGAGGGCAAAGAAATGAAAGATTCAACGTTCTGTGTTGCGTGTGGCGGTGTAGACGGCGACCACACAACGCGCTGTGACAGAGACACGGCGATTATCACGAGCACGCCGGAGCGAGTGGCCGCCGCACTCGTGAGTGCGTTCCGGCTCAACATCGGTGCCAACTTGCACGGACGTGACGGCAAGCGATGCACTGAGGCGATGATGACTGCCTTCGCTATAAGCGAAGCGAGCGCCGAAGAGTACTTGCTGCGATCGGCCGTGAGGATGCGTGGCGAACCCGCTGACGAGCCGGTGTAACTCCGGCGAAACACGGCGCAAGCCGTGTCCGGGTAAAACAATCGGAGGGACTTGAAATGGCTAAGGTAACAAAGGCACAGCTTCGGCATGTCGCGGATGGCGTGACTGACAAGCAGATGATTGAGATTCTCGCGCGCTTCTTCTGTCGCACCTCGGTGCTCGTGCTGAAGCGTGATGAGAAGTTTCCAAGTGCCGGCAACATCGCGAGCTACGCACATGATGTGCTCGCGGGCTCGAAGATTCTTTGGGACGTTGGTGAAGTGATCGACAACGTCTCGACGGATTACGAGAAGAAGCCACCGGCGCGCATCACCGGGCCGCTCAAGCGAGGACGTCTTGAGGGTCGCATGCGGTACTACCGCGAGGTCGCGCTCATGGAGCTGCGCGCCGGTGACGAAGTCGATCAGGGCGTAGTCGTTCGCGTCTCGAAGAAGAACGAAGCACCGTCTGCTGCCACTCGCATCGTCTTTCTTGAGGAAGGGCAGTATGTCGAGTCTGTCGGTGCCAAAGTTCGAGTGTGGGAGTGAGAGCCCGCTGATGAGTCCGTGAGATTCGGACGAAACACTCCTCACGGAGTGTCCGGGTAAACAATTAGTAGGAGGGCATATGAACAAAGAACGACGCAAGCGACTTGACGGCCTCGTCAGCCGTGTCGAGGAACTCAAAACGGAGTTTGAGTCAATCAAGGACGAAGAACAGGAAGCGTATGACAACCTGCCGCCCGGCATTCAAGAGGGTGACAGCGGCGAGAAGATGCAGACTGCTCTGAGCGCGCTCGAAGACATCGACACGTCTTTGCAGGAAGTTCTCGACAAGATCAAAGAGGCTAAGGAGGCGTGACATGCATTACGAAATCAATGTCTCACTGAACGGCAAGCATTACTTCGGCACGCACGAGCGATCACTGTTGAGCGAGCAGGACACGCGCACGTTGCTGCGACAGTTTCGTGAGTCATTTCCGGAAGCGAGAGGCTTCAAAGTGGAAGCTGTGAAGGTTGAAAAAGTCACCACTTACTTGAAGTGGTAGCCTGCTGATGAGTCCGTGAGATTCGGACGAAACGTCGCGCAAGCGACGTCCGGGTAAAACACAAACGTAGAGGGTACGAAGATGGAACGAGCAAAGATCGGTGACGACCTGTTCCGTGTCGTCTGTGTGACGTTCTTCTGTGATGCGTCAGGTGATCAGCAGATTGCGACGTCGCGAGGCGAGTGGACCGCTGCGCAAATCAAGTCCTCTGTCATCGAGGACTCGGAGAAGTACGGCAAGTGCGGTGACTACGGGCAGCGATACTTTCACAAGGATGGTAGCGCAGTTCTGGAAGTGATCTACTGTGGCATGAGCACTCAGCCGTTGCGCGTGCACGTTCCGAGTGCGTATCGGCGGTCCGATGACGTCGGTTGTCCTACTGAGGACTCGGATGCTTGCCGCAAGCAGCTCGCGAAGCTGTTTGACGTGCGCTGTCCGAGCGTTCCGCAGGCAGAGTTCACTAGGAACCGGAAGCAAGCCCGCTGATGAGTCCGTGAGATTCGGACGAAACGTCACGAGAGTGACGTCCGGGTAATTTTCTACTCGAATCAACTAGAGGGCAGGACAATGTCACATGGTGTAAAGCAGATGGCGTACGTGGGCGACACTCCGTGGCACGGGCACGGCGACGTCATGAAGCCTGGCATGTCGCGCGCAGATTGGGAGAAGGCTGCCGACATGAATTGGGAGGTGAAGCGTCAGACGATGTTTTACGAAGTCGGCGGGCGCAAGTACAAGGTGGGGATCCGCGATGTGCTCGTGCGCAGCGATGATCCGACGACAGTGCTTGGCGTCGTCGGCCAGGACTACAAGCCGGTGCAGCCGAAGCAGGTCATGGACTTCTTCTTCGATGCCACGGACAAGACCGACTTCGAAATGGAGACGGCCGGCACGCTGCAAGAAGGGCGGCGCTTGTGGGGGCTCGCGCGGATGAAGGACGGGGACATCGTCATCGGCAAGAAAGATGTCATCAAGCCGTATTTATTACTTGCCAGCTCGACGGACGGGTACAGCGCGACGTTCGCCGCGTTCACCACGGTGCGTGTCGTGTGCTGTAACACGCTCGAAGCCGCGCGCCGTGACATCGGTCAGGATCAGGTGCGCATCTCGCATTCGGTTGCGTTCGATCCGAAGGCGGTGCGGGCAATGCTCAGTGGCGCCGAGAAGACTTACGGTGAGTTCCGCAAGAACGTCACTGTGCTGTCAAAGCGGAAGGTGTCAAACGCTGAAGCGGTCGCTTACTTCGTTGACGTGCTCAACAAGAAGGACAGTGAGAAGCTCGACGTCAAGGACGCGTCGACGTTCGGCAAGAAGATGAACAAGATGCTGGAACTGTTCAAAAACGGGCCGGGTGCGAACCTCGACTCTGCGAACGGCACAGCGTGGGGTCTCGTCAACGCGGTTACGCGTTACGCAGACTTCGAGGCGAAGGCAGAGAACTCAAGCAACCGGCTGACGGCTGCGTGGTTCGGTGCCGGCGCGAAGCTGAAGGAACAGGCGATGCTGAAAGCAATGGCGATGGCAGCATGACAAAGCAAGAGATGATTGAGGAACTGGAGCGTATGCGCGGCGCCGAAATAGGATCGTCGCAGTTGCTGCGGACGTGCAGCGCTGTGTTCGTGGAAAAGATGTTTTTCGGCAGAATTCGGATAGTTCTTCGGGAGGAAGCGAGACATGAAGAAGATGAGCAACGAAGATGAGCAGCACAACCGGTATATGGCCGGCCTGCTCTTTCTCGGAGGAATTGCGGTGATCGTTGTCATAGCAATCATCGCCGGAAGCCTGCTGATGAGTCCGTGAGATTCGGACGAAACGCGACTCAAGTCGCGTCCGGGTAAACAACACAGATGGAGTTACGTATGAGGAACATTCCGAACGTTCCAGAGCCGCTCACCGTCGTCGCAGACCTTGCTAACTGCATCGTCGACTCGAACGGCAGGAGAGTGATTGAGTTTGCATCGTGGATGCCACTCAATTACGAGTTCATTCAAGCGACAATCGCGGGACTGCGGTCGCAAGGGTTTGAAGTGAAGATCGAGGGGCGGCTGGAGAGGAGGTTGATGAGCGAACCCGCTGACGAGCCGGTGTAACTCCGGCGAAACACGACGCAAGTCGTGTCCGGGTAAAACACAGTTGGAGGGCATATGAAGATTGTGAAAGTGGTCGGACTCGAAGTGACTACGGAGTCTGAGATAGTGCTGAAGTCGGCACTGCTCATGTACGTGCTTCATTGTGAGGCAGAGATGAAGCGCGACACGTCAGCGTCAGGTGTCGCGAAGTCATCTAAGGCTCGGAGCATGGCAGTCGAGTTCTTGTCTCAGATTCAGAAGACGACGATAAAGGGCTACACGTTCGATGTGCAGAGCGCTGTGCGTGAATCGCTGCCTGACCTGTTCCGTTTCTGTCCGTGCGGACTTCCGTATCACGGTAACGGCTGCGCGAACGAGCCGGGCGCGCATCGCGTGCATTGCCTCGTGTTTGATGACGGTCGCAAAGTCGTACTCAACTCGCGGTGCGCGACTGAGAAAGATGCGCGCGAGTTACTGTCTGATCGGATCGCGAACAAGGAGGCGTTCAAGGATGAGCGTTACGAGTACGCACCTAAGGTGGTGTACGACCGTGCACACTTGGGAGTCGTGACATGAACACTGGAATGTTTCTGACGGTCGGCTTCGCGCGCGCTCCGGAAGTCGTGATGATCAGCGAACAGGAACTCACGTTTCTCGACATGCGCATCAGACGTGAAGGGCACACGCGCAAGGCGTATGAACCGGTCTTCGGTGAGGGCGTTGATCACGTCTGGCCGTGCTGGTCGAAGGACCTCATGACAGACGTCGCGATGAACTACACAGGAAGCTTTGAAGTTCCTACGCGGTGGTTCGCGTCACGGATCGCGCTGGGCATGACGTACTCGCGCGAGGAACTCGAAAAGGGCGGAGACGGTGACACGGCTAAGCCCGTGAAGCCGGTTCCGAGAAAGCCGCCTCCGGCACCGGCGCAAAAGCCGGAGACGAAGACGGAAGAACGTGAAGCCGTGCTTGCAGGTGCGGTTGGTGATCAAGCTCCGCGGCTTCGACCGCGGCCGAGGAGAAAGTGATGGAAACGAAGTTGCTGAAGCCGTGGGCGATCGTGCAAGTTAACCGTGGCACGTACACACATGTCGGTGAGCTCGTCAGCTTCCCATGTCCTGGCGGCACGATCATGGTGCGGCAAGTGCCTGGACTTGCCGCCACTGCGATTGAGTTGCCACTGTCGGCGATTCTGCAGCCGGTCGAGATTCGGTGGCTGCACTACGCTGAAGTGTTCGGGACGACGTCGTTCCCGGTCGATATGCTTCGGCGTGAGAACGCAGCACCGGCTGACTTCGATCCTGAGGAGACGGTGCTGAGTAATGACATGCGCCGTCATGTCATTGTGAAAGCATCGACGCGGCGTGTGCCACAGTGGAACGTCGATCGATGGAAGTCGTTCGGCTGGACTCTGAGTGAGCTGCGTACTGATCGGTGGGGGTGAAACGTGGGTCTTCATGCAGTCGACAACTTGAGTCATCTCGCGCATCAGGAGAAGGAGCCGGAGGTTGAGGACCGGTATACGTACGACGAGTTTGTGATCGTCGCCAAGAACGGTCCGGTCGGCACGCAGTTAACTGTGGAGACGTACTACGGTGACGTGACTGCGTGGGAGGTCGCACGAAAGCACTTTCTGCGCCTGTTCAACGAACAGAAGAAGCCGGTTGTTTTGCTGGGCAGAGTCTTTAACTAACCCGCTGATGAGTCCGTGAGATTCGGACGAAACGTCGCGCAAGCGACGTCCGGGTAAACACTGGAGGGCATATGAACGCCAAAATTGGAGCGAAAAAAGTCATCGTCGACGATTTGAGGGTGACCGTTGTGACGGACACGTTCTGCGATCGTCCGCGATTGACCGTTGACAAGCACGAGCATGTCCCGAGTTGGATGCGTCCGGGCACTGCTGTGAACGGTTACGCGCATGTTGATGTGACTCTGGAGAGCACGGGCAGCGCAGTGTTCGCAGTCGTCGAAGGGCACAAGACTGGAAACAAGTCCGTTCTTGTCACGATTCCGGAGCAAGCGACACGCGAACTCTATCGCATGCTGAAGAAGCATTATGACGAGAAGGCGGCTGCGATGAAGGAGAAGTCTCATGGCACGGATTGACCTGGAGACCGGCCCTGAAGGGCCGAAGCACGACCCATATCACTATGATGAGTGGACTGTCACTCTCACGTCGGGCAGCATAGTCCGTATTCATGACGGCGGATGGGTTGAGTGGGTCGAGACGGAGCGGCCGGTTGTGCGTGAAGTCAGCATCGGCGGCAGCAACACCCGCATGGCGGCGCGCAGTGGCAAGCGGGGTACCCCGGAGAGTCGCTACTTTTCTGCAAGTGTGGGGAGTTGCTCGATTACTCGTTCAATAGGTCAGCAATCGAGTAGAGCCCGCTGATGAGCCGGTGTGATTCCGGCGAAACGCGACCTCGGTCGCGTACGGGTTGATACAACACTAATTGGAGGGCATAGACGTGAAGAAATCAGTACCTATTGTTGAAGTGAAAGACATCAACGGGCTCGTGTATCTGTTCATCGAAGGCGCACAGCAGCCGATGTGCTGGACCGGAGATGAGGAGCACAACGCGTGCAGTCATGCTGCAGCGATTCTCGGCACGCGCTTCAGGAAGCTCAATAACGAGCGTCGCACGCTGCGAGAGAGTCCGGTGACGTTTGACAGCTTCGCTGCCGACGTTTCAGTGAAGATCCGGGCCGCGGCTTCTTACCTGGGAGTCGCAGCATGAGCCTCTGTGTTGTCGGTCGTCTGATCACGGCAGGACAGATGATCTACCTGCGGAAGTGCCGAGAAACGGAGCTCCGACAGAGCTTTGTGTGGTCGAGTGATCGTGATCATGCGCGCTGGATGACTGCTGAGGTCGCAGTGCGCGTCATGCGGGCAGCTCGTGAGTTCTGCAGTGCTCCTACTTTCGCACTCGACAAGCGCGGGCAAATCATCTCGATCGGACCGCGCATCTTGTCGAAGGCAGAGCAGAGGGACGCGAAGCAGGCACTGCGTGCGAGCACTCGTGCCTACAAGAACGTCGGTAAGACTCTGCAGATTGCTGCAGAGTGGCACAAAGGGCGGTATCTCACGACATTGAAGCCTCGTCGTCGGAATACGGAACATGTGAGCACCACTCGTGCTTCGGAGGCAGAGGTCGTCGCAGACATGGTGACGTCGACGGTCGCGCGGCTGCTCCGGCTGCCGAAGCGCCCGCGGAAGATTTACGTAGGGAAGATTTACGTAGTTAGCAACATCAAGCGGAGGGCACGCAAATGAGAAGTCTGAAGAGTCTGGTGATTGCAGTGTGGGTCGTCATACTGCTGTTTGTGGTCGCTGTGCTTGCTTCAGAAGCGCACGGCGCTGAGCCGGAGAAGGTGATGGACGACAGCATCATCAAGGAGAGCAGTGACGTGATAGCCGCGCTGAAGTGTCGCAAGCGCGGTTACAAGTTCTTCGAGCGTCAGCGCGACAGTGACTGGGTCATTTGTCTGAACGACAAACGCTTCGCGCCGTATGCGAAGTCGGTGGAGTCGGTGCTGCGATGACAGCGCAAGAGTTGTATGAGTTGTTGGCCAACATTACGGACGAGCAACTTCAGGAACTCATGCGCGAGTGTGAGAAGCACAAAGTAAATGAGTTTGTGCGATTCTCACTGTACGAGGGCATTGGCGGTTTGTGAGGCAAGTCAACGGGACGTGCGTACAGTTAACTCTGTGCGTGCGTCCCGTTTTTTTTTTTTGCTGGAGAAATTCTATGTGTGCTCTTGTTGGTGCGGTGTTCAGAGGCAATGTCCTGCGGGGGATGATCCGTACGGCGTTGCAGAGGTCAAAGCAGCGGGGTCGTGACTCGTCTGGCGGAGCTTTGTTGGCTGATAGCCGGGGCTGTGCGCGTCGGAGTGCTGCTGGTGTGAGCTTCGAAGATTTTCCCTTGACGATAGAGCCTGACGAGAAAGCAACGTTGATTGCCAATTTGCGCGCCGAACCTACGCACGAGTTTCTCGCGACGAAGACTGAGGACGACATACAGCCTTATGTCGTTGGCAAGTGGCTCATCGTGCACAATGGCACGATCGCTAACGACAAGGAGCTGACAGCGCAATACGGCTTTCAGCGGAAGACTTCTGTCGATAGTGAAGTGATTGCACATGTGCTCAACCACTTCAATCCTCTCTTTCACGAGCAAAGTGTGGGGGAGGTGTTATTCGAGAATTTGCGCGGCTCATTCGCTGTTCTAGTTGCGCGCTATGATCATCCGGGCGATTTGATTGCAGTTACCAACTACAAGCCGCTCTATTTTCGGTATGAATCAAGCGGAGTTGTCATTGCCTCACAGCGTGCCTACCTCGACCGTGTTTCGGATTACGAGCCACATTTACTGCATGACTTTAACGCTGCCATACACGAAATACGCCCGTACTCCGCCTATTCCTTTTTTATCGGCCCTCGTGTGTCGGCTGTGTCAATGCGACAGCACTTGGCGGTGGGCAAGCGCAGAGCTCTTGCCGTGTGCAGTGGTGGACTCGACAGCTCTGTGGCTGCTGCAGCTTTGCGTGCCAAAGGTGATGAGGTCACGCTGATGCATTACCTGTACGGCTCGCGCGCTGATCGACGTGAGTGTGACGCGGTGGCATCAATCAGTGCTGCGATTGGAGCTCGTTATCTTGTGACGCCGCTCGACTTGGGACTTCGCCCGAGCGATTCCCCGCTGCTCAACACCGACGCATCTCTTGCAGTTGGCAGCGCCGGTGCAGAGTTTGCACATGAGTGGGTGCCCGCACGCAACCTAATCATGCTTGCGCACGCGACTGCGTTCGCTGAAGCGAATGGTTATGACGTCATCTGCCTCGGAAACAATCTCGAAGAGTCGAATAGTCACCCGGACAATGAGATGGAGTTCATCAACCGCTTTAACGCACTTCTGCCTTTTTCTGTAGGCGTAGACAAACATGTCGTAGTGGAGATGCCGGTCGGTCACCTCATGAAGCGCGAAATAATCCAACTCGGAGTGAGCCTCAATCTGCCATTGCAGCACACATATTCGTGCTACGAGGGGCGTACGAATCACTGTGGGAAGTGCGCGTCTTGTTACTTGCGCCGGTCCGCATTTAGAATTGCGGACGTCGAGGATCCTACTACATACGACGCCTGAGGAGGCAAAAGAAAATGTGGATTGAAAACGGCGGAACGGCAGAGGGCGCAGCGTCTTCAGAGGGGGCGAGTGCCTCTGATCGGAAGTCGTCGCCCAAGGGACTCAAGGGCAAGGGCGCAACTCTGCTCATTCTCGATCCAGCGGATGTCGAGTTTGAAGCAGACTTCAATCCGCGCTCACAGGACCTGGGAGACATCAAAGAGCTCGCGCGCGGCTTGTGGGAGAGTGCGCAGGCTGGTCGTGATATTTCTCCGATCCACGTACGACGTGAGGGCAGCAAGTACATTGTTGTCGATGGGCACCGGCGTGTGCTCGCGGCGCGTGAGGCAAAGATCGACCTGCCTGCGCTTCGCGTGAAGCCGACTGACGAATCCGACACGCTCATACGCGCGCTCATCGGCAATCAGGGCAAGCCGCTCATGCCCGTGGAAGAGGCGCTCGCGTTCAAGAAGCTCGTTGATGAGCACAAGGTCAAGCCGAAGGACATCGCGCGCGCCACCGGCAAGTCGCTTGCCAACGTGAAGGAGCGACTGCAGCTTGCCGAGGGTGACCGTGAAGTGCTCGAAGCGGTCAGCAAGCGTGAGATTTCCGCGAGCCTCGGCGCGGGCATTGCCCACAAGTCGAAGGGCAACAAGAAGAAACAGAAGAAGCTCGTACAGCGCGCTAAGTCGTCGAAGTCCGAGAAGCGGCGTGTGCACGTCGAGGTCGGCCTCAACGCGCCTGACAACAAGCGCAAGCTTGCTGTGTCGAAGTACACCAAGCTCTTCGAGAAAGAGGCGAAGGCGTATAACTTGAAAGCGAGTGGCGTGAAGGTCACCACAAAGGCGATGAACTACCTGAAGAAGATGAAGAAGACGCGTAACAGTGTGGCGCGTCTCGGCTACCTTGCCGGAGTGCTCGCGGGGTGCCTGGGCAAAGTGTGATGCGCTGAAGTTTTCTCGTCGTCCGGGGACAGCCCTCCCCTCGACGGCGGCCCGCGTGGGACACCTATGCGATAACTCCGGTACGCGCTCCGGGGAGTGGTGTGACTTAACCGGTGGAGAGTAACCGGTTTGTTTTAACGGGTCGCAAACAAAGTGGGCGGGGGCAAGAATGACAACGCACGAGCTTGGCGTGCTTTCTGTATTTCTGACAATCGACGGTGAGTGCAACGAACACGGTCCGGGCATCTGGTCCGTGTTCGTTCGGTTTAGAGGGTGTAGTGTTGGGTGTATCTGGTGCGACACGAAATACTCGTGGCGTGACACGGGCGGCACTGTTCTTACACCGCACGGTCTTGCTGACTTGATTACGAAGATCGGCAAGGGGTGCACGAAGGTGACGCTCACAGGCGGTGAGCCGCTAGAGCAAGATTGGGCTACATTAGGAATACTCATACGCCAGCTCACGTCACGGATGTCATCGGTCAGTGTCGAGACCTCTGGCACGTACGACGTAGAAAAGTTTCGAGTGTCAGCCGGAGTGCCGCACGACCCGAATCTCTCTTTTATCGTCGACTGGAAGCTCAGCTCAGCGAAGGCAAAGCCCAATCAGCCTTTGTCGATGTACGTGAAGCTTCGTGAGCGAGACCGCATCAAGTTCGTGGTGAGCTCCGAAGCGGATTTCAATGAAGCTGTCGAAGCAGCGCGCGCGATCCGCGCTCGCAATCGACGCACGCCCATTTACTTCAGTCCTTCCTTCAATGCGCTGGCTCCGGCATTGCTCATGGAATGGATGCGCAGAGCGGGCGTGCAAGTCGACGACATTCGGCTCAATCTGCAGATACACAAGATCATCTGGCCGGGCGACTCTCGTGTTGAGGAGGACGAGGGCGTCGACTTCACGAAGCGCTCATTAGGTCGTGAGCAATTCATAGAGCGAGCACGCACGCCTGACGAGAAGCTGTAGGCGTCCGCATCATGAGGCGCGTGCTGCTGGTCGACTTGTCGAACGTCGCGTGGCGGGCGGTGTGCTCGCATGCAATGCTTTCCCATCGCGGAGAAAACACCGGAGGTGCGTACGGCTTTCTGCAGATGATTTGCAAGATCGTCAACACACACGACATCAACAGGATAATTGTTTGCGACGACGCGAAGCCCTACCACCGCGAGAAAGTCTTTCCGACGTATAAATCCGGTCGTGGCACGGTACACGTCAACACAGATAAGGTGGACATGCGTGGCCCCGTGCAGAAGGGCAAAGCGCAGATAGCTGAGCTGCTCGACTTCTTCGGACAGCACGTGATGCGCGTCAAAGGCTACGAAGCGGATGATTTGATTGCACGTGCCACGCTCAATCTTACCTCTCAGCCGGCGCGCAGTTGCCGAGTCTTCATTGCCTCAAACGACTCCGATCTTTACTCGTTGCTGTCGAAAGAGCGCAAAGTGGCAATGTGCAAGAAGGACGGTCTCTACACGTTCAATGACTTCATGGCCGAGTACGAAATCTGGCCGGTCAAGTGGCCCCGCGTATTAGCGCTCTGCGGCTCGCATAATGGTGTTCCAGGCATTCCGGGCGTCGGAGTGAAGACGGCCGTCAAACTCGTCTCTGAGAGCGCGTCCGACCGTTACCTAGCCCGTACATATCACCTTGATGTAGAGACTCTCTCACTGCGGGAAAAGCTGTCGACTTACCCGTGGGAAGACGGCTTGCAGGAGGTCAAGTTCCGGTGTGTGCCGCTGATGTATGAGCGACGCCGGACAATAGCGTGGATGCACATGCGGTTCGGAATCGACTTTGCTCCGTACATGCAATCAGCTTTTGAATTGTTAGCGACACCATGAACCTAACCGGCGCACTTCAGGAAAACATTCTGACGCTACTGTGCTTCGATGCGCAGTCAGCGGCGATCATTGTTGGTTCGATAGATGTGGAACTATTCGAGAACTCGATATACCGGAACATTGCCAAAGCAGCGGTAGGGTATTTGCGGAAGTACAAGCAGCCTGCTGCTGATCATCTGCCAGACTTGCTTGAGGACCATCTAAAAGACGAGCGCAAGGGCAAGCTCTACGTCCGCGCACTGCAGGACCTAAAAGAGCTGTCCGAGAAGATCAATTCTGAGTATGTGCTCACACAGCTATCCACGTTTGTTCGTCGTCAGTCGCTTCGTAAAGCAATCACAGAAGCGGCCGCGCACATAGACGACATAGATCAGGCTGAGTCGATAATCCTGAAAGGAATAAAGCGACGTCTGGAGTTGTTCAAGCCCGGACTGTACGTCTCTGACAGCAGCCTGCTGGACATCAACGATTTCGATAGACCGGACATGTCACCGACTGGCATCAAAGCGCTTGATGACTTGGGAATTCAGCCGGCACGCAAAGAGCTCTACACGATTCTTGGGCCGCGTAATCGGGGTAAGACGTGGTGCTTTGTCAATATAGGCAAGTATGCGTCAATGGCTTCTCATTGGAACGTCGTGCACATCACGCTTGAGATGAGAGACATGCTGGTGTGGGGAAGATACCTGCAGGCGTTCATGTCGCTTACTAAGCGTGAGGCTGGGTCGGTGCAGATTCCGCAGTTGATTCGGGGCAAGCGGGGAGACTTAGAAAACATCGTTTTCAAGAGTCTTGAGCGACGACGTGCCATAAGTGATCCGGTAGCGCGCAAGAAGATTAAGGAGAAGTTTGAGGGCGTGAAGGGTCGAATGAACATCATCGTCAAGCAGTTCCCGACGTCTCAATTGACGACAGATGGCTTGGTTGCTTACATCGAATCGCTTGAAGCAAGTGAGGGCTTTATTCCGGACATGGTTCTTGTTGACTATCCGGAGTTGATGAAGCTCGACGTACGTAACCTGCGCGTCGACATAGGACGTCAGTTTCGAGAGCTGCGTGGGCTAGCAGTAGAGCGCAACATATCGGTTGTAGGTGCGTCGCAGACGAACAGAGACGGACAGGACGCGAAGTTGATTACGATGACTCACATGGCAGAGGACATCAGTAAGGCGGACATCTCTGACAACATCATTACCTTGAATCAGACCAAGCATGAAGAACGGTTGGGATTGATGCGTGTGCATGCGGCAAAAGTCCGCAATGAGCGTGCCGGTGCTACAGCGTTGCTGGCACAGTCGTTTGCAATAGGACAGTTCTGTCTCGATTCAATGTTGTTGGGCAAAGAGTATTGGCCGGTAGTCAACCGGCACAAGAAGCGAGATGCCAATGACGACGAAGACGATTAAGGTCACTCGAATAGATCTGGATGCCGCGAACCGCATGCTCCGTATTGGTGTCGGCAAGCATGACGGTCGGTGGTTTGCGCGCATCGATTTGTGGGCACGCGGCTGGAGGTTCACGCGAGAATGATCAAAGCTAGTGCAGTCAATCGGTGGTTGCGTCGTGAAGTCCGCGACGTCAACCGTGTGCGCAAAGTGCCGTCACAGCGCTTACGGCTGCTTCTAGCACGTCTTGGGTTTCACAGTGACTCACCGGTGGCGCCGTGGAAGCAGCAGCTAGAGGCCTTCTATTGCGGAATAAAGCTGCGTGGGTTCGTCGCAATGCTGCCGGGTGGTGCGGGCAAGGCACGAATAGCGCTGGAGCTAGCGCAGTACCGTGTGCAGCAGAAGCACACGGGCTGCGTTCTTTACGTCACGCTGAATGATCAAGCGTGCGGTGAAGTGGTCGACGGTGCTGCGCTTCACACGCCTAACTTGCGTGTCGTGCATCTGTCTGGAGACAGTACTGAGAAGCGTTGGGAACGCCGTAACATGGAAGCGGATGTCTACGTTGTTGCATACCCCGCGCTTCGAAACATGATTTTTCGCGAGACGTCCGGTAACAAGGTTTACAACACGAAGACTAAGTGGAAGAGCAAGCGGGGCCGCTCTTTGTCGAGTGAGCAGGTTTCGCGGGTACTCAAGTTGCTGGGCAGAGCAGCCATGATCATCATGGATGAAGTTCATGAAGCCGGCTCGACACGCAGTGACACGTATCAGGTGTTGCTGCGCCTGACGAAGCACTGTGACATTCGTGTCGGCATGTCTGCAACGATGACGAGTCGCAAGCCGGATACTCTGTGGCCGCAGTTCAATCTGATCGATCGCGGTGAGTCTCTAGGTGCGACACTCGGATTGTTCCGAGCGGCTTTCTTTGACGTGAAGCACAACAAGTTTTTTGGTACATGGGAGTATGTGTTTCGCAAGGACATGATGCCGGAGTTGCGGCGCATGTGCGCGAATCGTGCCCTCATGTACGAGGATAACGAAA